CGCACCTTGCTCCGAGTAAGCTCATCGATCTGCTCGCTAAGGAAGCCGGGCATGTTGCCCTTCCCCTCGGCGTACATCTTCGCAGCGATGACGTTCTGGATGGCTTTCTGCACGTCAGCCGGGCTAGCCTTCTCAATGTCAGCAGAGGTGCCAGCGCAGCACTTTCTCACGCTGCCGCAAGTATGCTTCGGGCTAGGCTTGTCGCCACCGCAGCCGTTACCCTTGCCCTCACCCTTGGCGTCGCCTTGCCCTTCGCCCTCGCCGCCGTCGCCCTCTCCGTCGCCCTTCGCAGCTTCCTCGCGGGCCTTGCTATCCTCGGCATCTTCCTTGCCGCTCAGCTTGGAGATATCCTCAAGCGCCTGCTTGCAGGCCGGGCAATCCTCATTGTCCTTTGCCTTTTGAAGCAGATGATCATAGACAGGCTCAACTCGCTTCAGTCCATGAACCAGATCAAACTGCTCCTGCCCAATCACCAGATCGGAGCAGAAGCTCTGCTTCAGGCCAGAGTCAACAAGCTGCGTATCCGCGCAAAGGTCAGCCGCAACATTGAAGATACCCTGATTGCGATTGCCGCGCCGACCGAAGAGGCGCTGCACAATGTGCGTCGCCTCATGGGCAAACTCGAACACCGCATCCTCGAACGTGAAGGCATTCACCCACTTCGGATTGTAGTACATCCGACCTTTAGGATCGACCGCAGTAGTCGGCACTTGATCCGTCGGGACCAGCACCATACTCATTGCGATCTTACCGTAGAACGGATACTTCCGAAGCAGAGTCAATCGAGCGGAGCTAAGAAGCTCTGCCGCAGGAGTCCCCGACTTCGGAGTATCCCGGTAGAAAGAGGCCGGATCGAATCCTTTCTTATCGGCAGCCGACGTTAGATTGCTCATTTCATCCCCCTAAATGCTGCGCGGAACAATACCGCCAGCGGAACCTTGTCACCACAAGTGTAGCAGAACCATTCCCGCTTGTCAAGGCGACCCACGCTGACCACCAACTCCGACCGTTGATGATAATGTTTGAGTAGATAGACCTGGTCAGCCTCACTGGCCGAGATCATCGGCCGGTCAGTATACCTGACACCAACCTCGTACCAGGGATGAATCAGTGCCCACATCACATGATTCTTAGAGTGCTGAATCTCCCTGAACTTACCACCATAGTTATGTTCAAGTAACATTGGCCTCGTGAGAATATGAGGGTCACGCAAGAGAGAGTCCGTTAGCGTGTATGGACAAACAAACGACGACTCGAATGTTGCTTTCTTCAGATGAGTAAATAGCGACACGTCAACTCCCTACAGGAAAATCGAATCCCACAGCCCCACATCGCATAGTTTCCTATGCGAAGTCTCCATTACAAGGCTATGGGATTCTTCATCTTCCTATTAGTCGTTGTTCTCCACCGTCTGAATGATGTCTGAGTAACGTTCGTACACCTTGTCGAACAGATCGAGGTCGAGCAGCGCAGCCTGCCGCTGCTTCTCGGGGAAGGTATTGATCACGCTCATCACTGAATAGGCAAGCAACACGCCTACCTCGTCCAGCATTTCCTTCCGCGTAGCGTAGAGCAGCCCAGCCTTCCAGTGCTGCGGGTTCTGCTTGATGTAGTACTCAAGCGATGACTCCGTAGCATAGAGGGCATCGAGCGCTCGCACCCCGGGCACCGGTGCAGTTTCGGGGCTCTTCACGATCACCTCGGGCGGAACGACCGCCGTGGTGTTCTGAAGATAGCCCAGGAACTTCGTGGCAACTCCACGACCGATGGCACCCATCACCAGCTTGTCGAACAGTCCAGACTGATTGGGCTTGAGCCGATCCTGCCAGAGCAGACGACTCACCATCTGCCAAGTACGAGGGCAAGCATACGGCTTCTCCTCGCGATTGGCAACCTCGACGTTGAACTCCAGAAGATCCTCATTGCAACGCCGAATGTAGCCGATGACCAGGGGGTGAATGTTCCCCTTGCCCGTGCCCCACTTCAGCCAGCCCTCAACCGTCGGGTTGGCATAGCAATGGATGAACCGAGAAGCAAGCGCACGGGGCATATCGTTTGCACCCGTATTGTCCTGCTGTCGGTTACCCGCTGCGATGAGAAGCACGTTCGCCCGCTGATGGAACGTGCCCCACATACCCTGATGAACGCCCTTGTAGAAAGCGTTCTGCGTCTGGAAGTGAGCGGCAGCGATGTCATCGAACATGATGATAGCCGGGGGAGCCTTGAAGCTCTTGTCCGACTTCTGTCGGAACTTCTCATACTCCTCCGAGATATACCATGCCCAATCGGGCGGCACATTCTCGACGATGCGGTACCCATCACCGACTTCCTTCGGGAAGGGCACACCGGCAACGTCCGACGGCTCCAGAGTGGAGGTAAGCTGATCGTAGATTTCGACCTCGCTCACTCCCGTCAGTTTCTTGATCTGCTCCACCGCATCATATACGGTGAACGTCTTGCCCACGCCCGGCGCGCCACAGATCATGATAGCCTGAGGAAGCGTCTTGTCAGCGAGGGCACCAGCGAACGTATGAACGATTACCTCTTCGATCTCCGCCAGGGACATACCGATGACAGCGTAGTCCAGGTCCATGTTGCTCTTCGTAGCCACGATCTATTCTCCTCTATGCGGGCTCCCTTGCCCACACCTAAAGCTTAGCGCAGGCTGACCCCGTGTCAAGCCTGCCGGTTAGTTGCCGGTTGGTGGTGGGGTCCGGTATGGTCCCGGCTCTCTAGTCCCACCATCGGCCGACTCAGTTAGTCTAGGTCGCCCCAAAGGTCCGCGAGGACAACCCTCAGCGAACTTTCACGCTCTACTGTGCAGTCATTGATGGGCACGTCCCCTCGCTCTACTGCCTCGGCCACCTCATCGGTCACCTCAAGAACGACACACTCCTCCACATCCATGTAGGTGCCACTGCCAAAATGATAAACGTATCGGATGCTCATTTCTCTGCCCCAAGCTGAATGATAGCCTGAACAGTCCTTCCGTCTACTCTCAAACAGACATCTTCCGGCGTAACATTTTCCGTGGTCAGGTGATTATCAATACTTGCGGCAATAATGCTCAGCAACTCATTATGCTCAATGATAATCTTCATTACGCATTCTCCTCAGCGAGATCAAACAGCGCGTTGTCGCGCTCGTTCGGATCGCTCAGATTGTGCTCATCGTAGCATTCAAGGCACGCCCTGTACCCACGCCCGATGGGCTTCGTCTCTCCTCGTCTCTCGAACACCAGCCCACAGATAGGGCAAACTACCGGATCACTAAGCATTGACAGCCCCCACCGCGTTCGTCGCCAGCTTCTTCGTCTTGAGGAACCAGAGGGCGGTAGAGAAAGCCCGCTGCTTCTTCTTCGCGGAATCCGAAATGAGCCGCGCATCGATGCCAGCCGACTTCTCGTCCCGCCGCTTGCTCTGCCGCACGGTACGTCCGTGGTCGGCCCACTCAGCGAAAGCCTGCACGAGTCCGAATACCGTACCCTTGCAGCGAGGCATTACACATGCGGTGCCCGTCTTGAACGTAGCGTAGATGTCACCCTTGATGTGCTCCATCCGGGTGCTATCCGACTCGCCGAGCACGTTATTGATGAAAGCCTTCGCCTCATCATCGGTCACACTCACGGTAATCATCTTCGCCACGTTGGCGGCAAACTCATCCCATGACTTGTTCACGTTGGAGAAGATCTTTCGAGCGCGATTGATCCGTCCATTCACCCCGGGGGTGTGTTTGAATGCTAGCGGGCGCGTCGCATCGACCGTGAGCGCCGTGCCGTTTACCTTACGGAACGGAGTCATGCGAATCTCGATCTTGCTGCCGCCATCATGCGAGGAGGTCATCACGAAACGATTGACGATCTCATCGCCCTCACTCAGCTTGATCGAGCCACTCGATTCCAGCAGCAGATACGCCCGCTCCCGCTTGTTCGGCAGTGCCCCGCCAAGGATGCGAATACCACCCTTGACAAGCTCATCCACCGCCGCGAAAGCCTCACGATACGGCACGATAGTGTAGAGCAGGCCAACTACACCCAACGCATCGCCATTGTCCATCGCAACAATCTGTTCGTTGCAGGGAGACACCACGTCTTTCCCTTCGTACTCAAACTTCAGCGGCACCTTGGCGACGGGAAAATCGAACCCGAAAGCCTTGCACGCCATATCAAGATCCTTCAGATCCCGAATCAGTGAGAACCCATCGAACACATTCGGCTTCATCTTATCCTCTTCCGTTTAGGTGAGCTTTCTTGCCCACACCCAAAGTCTAGCGCACGCCTGACGCCTTGTCAAGCCTGCCGGTTAGTTGCCTACTGGTGATCTTCGTCCTGACGATCCTCGGCCAGCCGGTCAATCTCACCTAGTCGGTCGATCAGACGCAGTACAGTAGCCTTGATCTCTTCCTTTTCATCGCGTGAAACGTAGGGGTCACCCAGCACCCCGTCAAGCAGATCCAGCAGATCCATTGGACTTTCACCCCTTCTCGCTCGACATGGTATTCTGGATTACTAGGCCGCATGGCTTGCAGAGTACCCAGTATACATTGCCTGTTCTAATGAATAGCTCAGCATTCGCACTGATGCAGGATGAACATTTCACGAATGTCTACCCAATCTAAGACCGTGACGCCTGCCCGCCTCGTAAGCTCGACTCCTCGGATCATCGTCATCGTCCCAACTCAGACCGAACGCTGAATCCTGATACCCTTCCCGCACGCCCAGGATGTACAATCTAAACAAAGTAATCATCTCGCACCTCGTACTGCTGCGTACAACAGCATAGCGATTCCAGTTAGAACAAACACGAGAGTCACTCTTGACTCCAATGGTCATCGTCATGCTCGACGCTAAACGTACCTCTATCCTTGAATGCTTCCTGCCACGCAAGCCACATGAGATGGCGCAACACCAGCCCATTGGCGTGATGATCGGTCCCGATAGTGTGGCTCACCACATCGGCATTGAACACTTGCCGAGTCCATCTCGCAATGGCCTGCGAACGTGATACCCCTGCGTCGCAATGGACTACTAGATCCTTGCCCAACTTGTGCGCTTGTTGCACAATATGTCTGATCTCCATTGCCATGTCGATGCAAAAGAACACCACCTCGTGCCCTGATTCTCGTATCTCCTGTGCCCAAAGCATCATCTCGGCGCTATCGCCGGCAATGTCGCTGAAACAGAAGCGATGCACACTCTCCCACCCATCGACCAACGGGGTCGCCTCGTCCCCCGGGGTATGGATAGAGATTACCCAAACATTCTTTCGGGGCTCAAGCACAGCCACTTGCTTGCGACTGTAAACGTCAACCCTCATTTGGTCAATCCTTCCAGCGCATCAGCACACGCCCTGCAAATCTCCGCTGCCTTGAGACAATCCTTCCCGTGGTCAAGGAAGTATTGGTCGATCATCTCCTCGTTCTGTGCCCATGACTCTAGCTTCTCGGCTAGCTCACGGTATCGTTCAACAGATTGCGATTTCGTCATTGTCACTACTAGTCGTCCCTTCGCCCATTAGTGTCTTCTCTCTCGCGGATGGTCACTATATTCCACTGCTCGCCGTAACCTCCGGCATATCTTTCGGCGTATTGAAGGGCAGTGTCGGCATCATCGAATACGCCTTCAAAGAGGAGCCCGTCAAATGCGTTACCGTAAGCGACAGTATACTTCATTGCTGCTGCGTCGCATCCAGTACAGCCTGAGCAATCTCTGCCTCGGCGTGCCGGCCAGCATCCCTTTCCTTCGCAATAATGTTCTCAAGCTGCGTCACGGTGGACTGTTCGCAGAACCATCGCCAGTCTGACCAATACTCCCGCTTATTCATCGCTCTCTCCTTGCTCAAGCTCATTGAGCCGCGCATCGATAACGTCAATGGCCTTGTACACCTCATCGAGCATGTTACTGAAGATCTCGAACGCTTCGTCTACTGTCATGTACCTTCCAGAAGGATCGCAATATCTGTGCGCTCCTCGCTACATACGCAGTGTTGCTTGTCCATCGTGGAGTGCCCCTTCATCCGAAGGTTCTCCAGAAACTCCTTGCCCTTGAACCTGTTCCACAGCTTGGGAATGGCCGTTAGTGTACCGTACTTCTCGTCCTGCGGAACGGGCAATCCTATTGTCTCTGCCTGCGCGTCCCTCACCGCTCGCGCGTGAAGGTACTCTTTCTCCCATCTCTCCATTACTCTCTCCTTCCTGCGAGACGTGCTCTCTCACGAGTGGCAGTATAGCCCAGCCTGTCAAGCCTGTCAAGCTGCCCCACATCGCCGCGCTTCTCGCGCGCTGCCTGCCGCTCCGTTGCCTCCTGCTGTCGCTGCTCGATACGCTCTCGGAAGTTACCTCGCCTTGTCACTGTTCCACCTCGATCAGTGCCTTACTTTCGTCGGCCACTTTGTTCATCAAACTGAACGCTCGTTCCATCTGTTTGGTGCCGCGATTGATTAGATTGATTCCTTCAAGCCAACATCGCTCGGCTTCTCTTGCCAGCTTCTCTGAAACATCCCTACTCATTGTTCAGTCCCCTCTTGATACCGGCGTAGGTATACTTCTTTTCCCTCTTCGGGAAGCTGAATCCGCTACCCTTGTAGAAGTCAACAAGCGCCCGCTCGTTCGTCTCGATGACGATACCCCAGCAGGAATCGCCGTGTTCGTAGTTACCACACCGGCAACTTTGTTCAAGGATGACGCCCAGCGCCACACACTCGCCACTGTTCAGCGCCTCAATCTCCAGAGCCTCGGCTGCCTTCGTCTCCTCTTTGGTATCGTAGGCATACGATCCCACCGTCTCGTGAAGTTCATCGAACACCCAGCGCACGCGCTGCTTCTTCTTCAGTTTGATGCCCTTCGGGGCGTTATCTTTCGTCCAGACTAGATAGTTTTTCATTACTCCCTCGGCCACTCGTGTCCGCAGTCCGGGCATCGCCACGCCACGGTACAGTCACGGTCCACGCTGTAGATCCCGATGCACCGCGAGAAATACTTTTCCTCGCCGTAGTATCCCTTGTCGATGTACTCTTGAGGGATCGGGTTACCCTTGAAGTCAGCCCCACAGTTAGGACAAACTTTCGGCATCACTCGCATGCCTCCACAGTGTACCAGATGCCGCCCCGATAGTTGAGTTGAGTTGCGACCCGTTCGGCTTCGTCGCGAGTGAGGTACCATGCCACACTCGTATGCTTGCCCATCACAAAGTAGCCCCGCGCGTCGATGCTACGCATTAGAACCTCTCGCAACCGTGCTCGTAGCAATCGCAAAGCTCGCGATACTGCTCGGGCTGCGCGCTGGAACCTCGGTTCATGTAACCCACCACGGGCGCATTCTCGTTGAACCCTTCCATGCCATTGTATCGCGCAACCTCTGTGACAATACGCCCGTTCGGGTTCATGTCGAACAATGCACGCATGAAATGTCCATGCGCATGGTAGCAAGCCGCATAGGCTCGTCGCCGCCCCGTACCCTTGCCGCTGAACGTGCTGCGCACGAGTACCCCCGCGGGGTACAAATCGTCCGCCTTTTTCCGCTTGCTTGCGGCATCGGGGACCAACCGCGTGCTCCAAACTTCGACTTGCTCACCCAGCGGTATCCGGGCGGTATAGTGGAATCCTGTCTTTGTCTTTTCAGTCAGCCTCGCCAGCGCGAGGTGCATCTGATCGCCGCTCCATCCTTTGAACTCCATCTCGTTCTCCCTTCACAGCTAGGATTAGCCGTAGCGTTGACTGACTGAAGCGGTGCTAAATCGTGCGGAGTATCCGCCTTGCTAATGCCATTCACGATAGCGGTCAGTCTACCACACCTAACCCTAGCTGTCAAGGGGCAGGGTAGGGAAGGGTGTAGAGTGGAGCCCCTTAGCCCACTTACTCTACTATATGCTTGTGTTTCACCTACCCTGCCATCTTGACTTTTCTAGTGCCACTGTAGATAATGGACGAATCGGAACACCTCGAACACTGCCCAGCCAGTGATACCCAAACAGAACAGTCGCTCAAGCATCGTTCTCCTCTCGCATCGCTGCGATTGCTGCCTCTTCCGTTTCGTAGGGGCCGCTCGGATCGCTGTCGGGCATACATCCGGGGAAGCAATGCCAGAAGTACCACCCCTCTCGGACCAGATAGTCTCGCTCGTCGTCGTCATCGCACGCCGAGCCCGTGGCATTCTCAGTCGCCTCCTCTGTATCAACGTAGAACACTTCCACGTCGGGCAGCGAGTAGGTTTCCTCCTCGCGTGACTCGTCGCTGTAGTGCTGACTCATCGTAGCTCCCTTCGCTTTAGCTCACCCCGATAGACGGAGATGCAATCCCGGTAGTATCCACCCTCGGAAATGCTTGTCGTGTGCCCCGCTGCAAAGTGCAGCCGATCCCTCTCGTCCGCGTGCTTCAGTGTATTCTGACAATCGCGGATCGCCATGAACAATGCGTAGCTATCCAAGCTGCGCGCGTAATCCTCGGCCCGCTGCCAGTTTATGTAGCCTCGCTCGTCCCTCATTAGAGATTCTCCCACAGTCGAATCGAGCGCGCTACTTCGGTCGCCTCGCTCGGAGCGTGACAGCCGGGCTCGCGAAGCTCGTCCGCTACCCTGCTCGCAATCGAGTAGGACTCCCGGTCCACCATGCGCAGCCCGTTGACGTAGACTGACCAGAACCCTGCTTCGTGCGCAACTTCGATCTTCATTCTAATAATCCCTTTGACAATCCGCCCGCCATGCGCGCAGGAGGATGGTATCTTTCGCGTCTCTCGTTTCCTCTTCGATCACGTTGCGACGGGAGCACTCTTGCCACGCATCGCCGAACGTCTCGCCTCGCTGACTGTTGAAGGATGCCACACATTCCATATCGGTATCGGTGTCCCAGACTGCCCAGACTGTGAGGCTTTCACTGTGTCTCGTGGTCACGACATATCGCTTGAGCATTACACGAACCCCAGCGCCACGAGCACCGCCCACGCCCCGAGGGAAAGCTTCTCTGGGAAGTAGCCGGTCCCGTCGCGGTGCGTCAAGGCGTCCATCGCTTCGGCCATCGCCTGCCGCTTCGCGCGCGACGGCAGAGTCTTGAAGTCCACCGTCATTTTACTTCACCTCGCAAGAAAGGAAGCGCACCGACTGCTGCCCGTACTCCATCGTGGCCCGGGCGCACGCCTTCTCGCGGTGGTGGTCGATGGTCTTCCGAGGGTTGAATCCCTCGGTCACGCTGAAACGCTTTCCCGTCGCCTTGTCCACGAAATAGGCGATGAACTTCTGCGCCACCTCGACGCGCGTGGTGGGCCGCTTGACGAAACGCATTGCAGTCTACCTCTACTGTTGCACGCCGGTCGATTTGCCCGGATATTTTCCGGCTCGACTGGCGATGAAACCTACAACTCTCGACGCCAGATACCTAGCGTGTTCCCTTTCGGGCGCGTGATTTGTCCGAGGGTTGTTTAGGCCCTGCTATTTGTCACGCCATAACTATATCGAGAGTTGTAGTAGCTACCTTGACAAATAGACTAGCGCACCCTAGCCTATTTGTCAAGGGGCAGAATAACGAGGGCTTTCGCCTACTCTTAGCCGTTACTCTGCCGCCTCGAAGCCCCATTCAAGCGGGGCCAGACTTCACTACTGGCCGAGACTCGAAAGCATCGACACCACGGCGTTGACCACCTCGGGCGTGGCGGCGCGCGTGGGCTTCCACTCCCCCGCGGGGGTAATGTAGCCGTAGAATGCCTGATAGGGGCTCCCGTACCTCTCGCCGTTGGTGATGCGATAGCTCCCCGACTGCTTCGACGCGGGACCGCAGAACCCCACCTCGAACCGCAGACCGTCGCGCTCGAACCGCAGCGGGCGACGTGCCGCGATGAACTTGCCGATTACCTTCGGGTCGAACGTGACCCCCTTCGGAGGGTTCGCCTTCTCCTCGGCGAGCTTGAAACCCCACGCGACGAGCGTTTCCTTTGAACGCAATCCCGCGTGCTTGAGCTTGCCAATCTCGAACGCGCAATCCTCGGAGAACTTCCCCGGGATTGTCGCGAGGTGCGCGAGGCACTCCGCATCATTCATAGTCGTTTCGACCGTGAACGGCACTCCCTTACGCGAGCCCGTGAACGTCCGTTCCTCCGCCATTGTCCGTTTCTCCCTTTGGGGTGCTTGCCCCATGTTGAGACAGTCTAGCGCACTTCGCCGAGACTGTCAAGCCGCTCGTATTCCGCATCGGTCAGCAGCGAGGGCAATCCCCGTTGCGGAGTGCAATCACCCGCGAGATGCTGCGCATAGCCTTCGACCATGCACACCGCACGGCCCCGCTCGATTCCGCGTCCGCATTTCGCGCAACCCGCTGCCGCTTTCGCCTTCATCTCGTCGCCTCCCGTCGCCATGTAGGAAGCTTAGCAAACTTCCCCGCTGCCGTCAAGTTGCCGGTTAGATGCACGCGCACCTCCGGCGGATTTGCACTTTACTTGCCGCCCCGCGTATTCCGGTATTCCTGCGATGCGAGGTGAGCCCGCTCCCTCCGCACGGCCGCCCGGATCTTCCCCGGGGAGTGAGTCGGCACGCGGCGACCGTTTGCCGGGGCGTAGCCAAATACGCCGAGCGAGCCCGGGAGGCTGCGCCCAACGCGGCCCCGGCCGGCCGACCCGCTCCCGAGGGTGGGAGTCGCCGAGTTTGAGTGTGCAAGGGTATGGCACCCCTCCGACCCACCGCGAGCGTAACCCACCACACCTAAGAACCCACCCACCGCGGCACCCGCTCCCGATGCCTCAAGTGCTGCCGCGGCAGCGCGGCGCACGATAACGGCGAAGGAAAGACTGCGCGAGTAGCGGGCGACGCGCTCCCAGTGTCCGGCCGAGCAGCGACGAGTAGGGGTACCATGCGCGCGCTTTTCAAGCGCCGCGAACGTGACGCCGACCCGAAGGCGATAGGTGCCCCGCTGGGCGGGGACCGATGCGAGGAAAAGTACCGCGTCCCCGCGGCCCGCGGCGAGCGCCACGGTACCGCGAGCAGGGATAAATCCCGCTGCCGCTGCCGCCCGCGTTTCCCGAAGAGTCAGCATTACCGAACCTCCCGCGGCCCGCGCCGCGTCCGAACCTGCCCCCATACAGTGCAACCCACGTGCCAACCCCGCACCAAATCGGATTTGCTCAATGATTACAATGGGTTACGGCGATTGTTGCACATTAGATGCGTGCGGCAGGGAGTAGGCAAGTAGGATAGTTTGTTTCCACTATTTCCCCGAGCCAGATTCCTCAATATAATCAATGGGTTATGAGGATAGTTGCACATTAGATGCACATTATAGTGGAAATAAACTACATACTACGCAAATCCCCAGTCCCCACGGGGACAAACCCGCTGCCGGTGGGTTGCCGGCTGGTGATGCGCAGATGAACCCTAAGTAACCCTCCCTGCACAGGAGTTGCTTCACATTGGTTGCCGGTTGGTGATAATCCCTAATGAAATCAATAGGTTAGCCGAATAGATGCGCATTAGCTGCTAGCAAATCATGCGCAGATTGCCGGCTCCTGAACCCCCTACCGCGTACAGTCTGCTAGCAGAATGCGCGAGGGTATCAGGCGAGAATCCCGCTAAGTAGTGGCCGATGCTAAGATTTTCGGCGACGCATAAACCAGCGCTGGACCGGCTTTCTAATATTTTCCGGTATCAGCCTCCAGACCCCCCGAGAAGTGCCCCTATAAGCCAACCTACGAAGACGACCGAAAAGATGAACAATATCAATCACTTAGACGAAGAGTTGCTAGCAGCAAGCATGCAAGCAATAGGCAAGTCTAATAGGCTAGCAGAATCAATAGCTTAGAGCAATAGTTGCGCATTCTCTGCGCATCCGTGGACCGAAGTTGCCGCCCCCGGGGGAGAGCAGCCACCCCCCGCGGGGAATGCTAGCGCATGAGTAGGCAACTCCACAGCCTAACCCCGCGTAATCATTGAACATTTCCCATTTGGCACGATCCTTGCTTCGGATTTGCACACACAGCGGAACATTGAACAAATACCATAATCAGGGTTGGCATGATATTTGCAAGCGCAGGATGGCACGGAGATTGCAATAGCAAGAGGCGTGCCAAGTGCAACGGATAGGCAAATAAAGTGCAACGACCGGCAGATGCTAGCAGGTTCTAGCAGCGAGTACGCAACTCCTCCCCGCGGGTGCTTGCGCATCATATGCTAGAAGCAAGCGGGCAGCATCCCGTATAACCACGCGATAATAAAAGGGAATCCAGCGCCGACCATATAGGGCCATAAAATAGATGCCCCCTCACCCTAACCCATCCCGAGAGAAATCCACCCCCTAACAGCCCGGGAAACAAGCAGACGAAAAGATGAACAATATCAAGGGGTTAGGAGAATAGTTGCACTTCATATGCTAGCAGAACAGTAGCAGCCCACACGCAACCCCCACGGGGAGAGTTGCGTGTGGGTGAGAGGCCAAATGCTAGCAGCGGGCAAAGAGTGTGCCAAGCCAGCGGGAGGGTTTGGCACGATCCTTGCATTTCGATTTGCGCTATATGTAGAATGCTATAGGAACACTGGAAATAGATAGATTAGCATATGGCAGGAAGATTGAACAAATACTGGACGACGCAGGTATAGTAACGTAGTGCTGCTACCGCTACCCCGAGGCGCAGCCGAGGGGTTGGCATGGTTCTTGCAAGGTAATGTGTAAGTGTTCCAAACGGAACAGTTAGTCCCGATAGTGGGACAAGTGTTCCAAACGGAACACAACGCCCTGCGCGCTATCCCCGGGGGGAAATTCGAGTGGAGTTTCACATTTCCAGCCTCATTTCATTCCCGCGGGGAGTGTTATCCAGTGATAACGGAGCCTTCCATACGCAACTACGGCCCATTTTCACGCAGTTAGTAGGCAAATCACGCGCAAGTTGCCTACGCATGAGCCGGCAACTCCAAAGGGGGGTGCCACCTGCGCGCCCCTGTTTCGTATCAAATATATCAGTATACCGTAACCGACTCTAAACTTTTGCCTGAAAAGGAGGCACAATTTGCCACATAAAATGAAAAAGGTGATCGTGCCATTTGCACAAATCACCTCGGAGCGCGACTCTCACACTACAGTTAGATCTATGTAAGATCTCATAGATGGTCATCAATATCTCTTAAATGATCCTGGCCCGGGAATGACTGTCCCAAACAATTCCACCCGGACATCGTGGTTCAACTCCGTCGCCCCCACAGCCTGCACCCCTGTATACCCACAGACCGTGCAACCCTCGGGCTCATGCTCATAACCATCCGGGCCTCCCATGCACTCGCCGCACTTCCACTCGAACTCATAATAGTTAATCATTTGCCTCTCCTAAGCTCGTCCCTGATCTTACCCAGTTCCTTCGCACGCTCTACTTGTAGTTCCGCCGTCACCTGTAAGTTCAACTCTTGGGTGGGCACGGGCAATATCCCTGTCCCTCCACACTTATCGCAGTCCTCTAGATCCGGCCATGACTGGCTCATCACTAAGCTCGTGGCGGGGGGTCTGGGGGCTACGGAAGCGTAGAAGGAAGAGAGGGTTACGGAAGAGAGGTGCACCCACTTGAGGCACTCGCAGTAGTATTCGGCCAGCGCGTTGGTGTAATGGATCTTAGGAGTTTCTGATTTGGACAATTCGGTCATAATCATTTCTCATGGACTCCTCGGTTTGGGCATCTAGCTCTCTCAGGATCGCCTTCGTATTGCTTCTGAGTATTGCTTCTATTACCCCAAGGTCGAACTCCCGGTGAGGGGTCGGGAGTATTCCGGTGTACCCGCACACGCGGCAACCGTAGCGTTGGATTTGATTAACTCCGTGGCTGTTCAAACGACCGGTTTCGCCACGGACGCAGGAGCAGAGATAATCGATCAAGCCCCTGACGGAATTGTACATTTGGATAGCACGGGCATCATCTTTAGGTACACGCACGCCACAGAAGTTGAAGTTACTCATTGAACTTTAGCCGCTCTCTGCGATTGATGTCGTGCTCAAGCATCTCCGCCTCCTCCCAGCCCGTGGATTCGTGCCAGCCCATTCCGCCACACATCCGGCAGCCTATTGCAAATACTTCAACATCAGATTCCGCGACCGCGGCCTCCTCTAACATTCGTTCAAATGTTTCTTCAGTCATTGTAGGCCCTTACCTCCGAAAGTTGATTGTTCAATCATCACCACAAGGTTAGGACGACGTGAGTAGAAGTGCTTTCGTTCAACTATTGAAGTTCCCTCCCACGGTGTAGTGTGGTGACCGCCACCGCCTCTGCCCGGGCGAGCCCACCGGCAGACAGCGCATTCGACGCACTCCTTGAATTCGAGCGAGCTATAGATGGCCATGTAGCCGGGCAGGGGCGGCATGAGGCGACGTTTCCCCTTTCGACGCTTCTTCATTTGCTATCCTTCGCGAGCATCTCCGCCATCTGCTGCTCTTGCTGCTCTTGGTAATGATCTAATTGATCAGCGATGAGTTGAATCTGGGCTACTTCTACGGGCATGGAGGGTCGCGGGATGCCGAAAGCGGCCATGAAGTCAAGCTCTGTGGCGGGCGTAGGTTGGAATTTCTTACCAAGGCACGCGGCACAGGGGTGGGGTTGCTTGCTCTTAATGACGGTGAACACCCAACAGTCCATACATAGTGAAGCCGTGGAGGCGAAGTCAGCCTCCCCGTTGAACTCTACACTACTGTAGTATTGTTTTATTTTGCTCATGATTGGGTTTTCGATCAAATGATGTTTTTGATCACTTGGAACGCACGAGCCCGCTTCGGGATCTCGCTCGGACAACGACTGCATCGATGCTTACTTACTTCCTCAATAGGCACGAGGTGCGGAGTCGGGGTGTAGAACTCTCCCTTCCAATCCAATAGCTGCTCCTTCAGCGGTTCCAGCGATCCGGTGTCTACCGTGTGACCGAGGTCAGTCATATCAATTTGGTCGATCTTAGAATAGTGGTAGTTCTTCCCGATGCAGTTGAACATACTCCACAGCATATCCCGGGAAATGGTCAAATAGGGAGTGGAGCGAAACGCCTTGCGGGGCTGCTCCATGAAGTGGAGGAAGTTCATGCAGTAGTTATCGTAGTACTGGAAGAACTTCTGCGGCTCACAACAATGATAGAAGACTCCTTCCTCCATCTCAAGATTCGAGGTGAACCACTGATCCCCCACCGGGAGCAGCAGCGCCGTATCGCTTTGGGTATGCACCGTGGCGCGCCCGTAACGGGTGATCCACTCCATGACCCTGAAGACGTTGGACTGGAAGTCGAGCACCATAGGCACGGGCTCGTGCAGCCGCGAGAACTTGTTCTTCCCTCCGCCAGCGTCCCCGCGATGACGGTAGAAGATCTGCTTCCAATTGATGTCGTCGAGTGCGTCAACCATGATGGATACCCCTTCCTAGATTCTGGAGTGTGATCATCGCGCGTTGTCTGTCTGTGAGCGTGTACCGGGCGCAGCCGTTACACTTGCACCACGTGGCCTTCGTCCAGCCCACTTTGTAGTTGAAATCGAAGTGAACCTCTTCCATGAAGTTCTTGACGTAGATGCCATTCATCAAGATCTTATACTTCTCTGAGTGGGCTTCTGAAAGTGTCGGATTGTCGTAGATATCGATCTTTATTTCGGTGATCTTCTTGTTGATGATCTCTCGCTTCTGCCGGTACACCATAGTAGCATAGAGTTGACGGAGACGCTTGTAGAGGATGCGAGGCTCGCAGAGATGAACCCACACCACGTCCTTATCTCTTAGAGACAGGGCGATCCTCGGACTGATGGGCACCAACGGGTGCGTCCTTCTCTGGTCATCCAACGTCAAGTAAACCGGATTCCTACAGTTTACCCAAAGTGTAGTCCACAGCGCATCAGCCATAGGACTTGCACCCTCATAGGGCCTGGGCATCAGAACGTAATCATTAGCTTCTCGGGGGTCGTCAGGCATCATCGCTGATCCCCCAGAAGGCCACCCGTATCCGAAGAGACTTCGGTGCCTCCGCCTTACATGCCCTGCACTTGCCGTCGATCACGGCGCTGAGTATCTTCCACGTCTTCTCCTCCTGCTCGTGAACGTGATAGAGCCTTACGGAAACACCACCTCCGGCGGTATCTATCATCCATTCTCCGGTATGCTCAAGCGACATGGCGCGCCCCCTCTACTAGATAATACCGTTTCGCGCAAAGTTGTGTCCCAGTTTGGATGAAACAATTCCGGCAACGGTATTATCTAATAGAGGGATGAAATTCCTTTATAAAGTCGCTCCCCCCAGCGGGAATTTAATTTCCCCTGGGGGTAGTCTTCCCTCTACTGGTTGGGAACAAGGCGCTGTGGATGCGTACCACGGTGGGGACGTTGGGAGCGTGGACCTCGGGCACGCCAGTATAAAGAAGTATGACCCATGCCGAGAGGGTAATTGCCCTCGCTATGATGAGAAGAACGGCCTTAACAATTAGAACACAGCAAGAATCAGTATAGATGGACTGTAGCGTGTGACGCACGCGCCGAGGCGACCCGCAAGGCTGCCACAGTAGTATCGGCAAAGAAGTCACTGACTAGCTCAATGGGGTTGAATCTCTGGGAGAAATCTGGTCGGAAACGTTTCTATTATAGTAATATACATACAGGCTCTTTGAGCTTGCGCAGCAAGCGAGAAGAGCGCTCTTAGCAACTAGAGCACAGAAAGAAGCAGTATAGGAAACTTCTTCTGTGGCCCTGGATGCCGGTTTTGATCAACCGCGGCAGTCCTCGTTATGAGAGGTGTGCCTGGATTGGTAATGATCATTATTTTGGACTGATGATTGATCGAAACGGTATTATCTAATAGGGAGAGTTGCACACTATGGCTGACGGTAATGGCTCGATGATGGAAGACTTCGATGAGGCGAACGCTACGGCGCTCGCTGAGATGTTGGCAGACCCCAACACCTCCGAGGCCACCCGCCTCCAGATCATCAATGAGATCCTTGAGTCCGAGAAGGGAGCCTCCTTTTTCGAGGTCATGTTTGCTGAGGAAATGTCATTGGGTAATTGTCCAATGTGCCGTCATCGTAGGCATTGGCTGATCCCTGAGGAAGAGTTGAACATTAGAGGCTGGGTTTCTCACGAGCAAGATAATCGTGTCCACCAGCACTCGAACGAGAAGATCTGCCCTGAATACCAAGAGGCATGTATCAAGAAGGTTACTACTGCATGATGAAGAAGTGCTCTGCATGTAAGGAAGAGAAGCTTCTTAACGAGTTCCACAATCATCACAAGCACGGTCATCAGGGATATTGCAAGACTTGTAGTCGTTCTAAGCATCTAATGCGTTATGGTGTGAAGTCTGTAGATGTACCTGCTAATTGTCAAGTTTGCGGATCTGAAGGCGGTAAGAAGGGCATTTGCGTAGATCATGATCATGCTACTGGAGTAGTTAGAGGATTTCTTTGTCAGCCCTGCAATCTAGCTCTAGGAGCCGTAGCAGATGATCCTGAACGTCTTGAGAAGTTAGCTGAGTATCTGAGGAGAGGCAGTCGCTAGGTAGAGCGATCACTAGGGAGGAAGTGAAATGACTATCCCCACAACGCGCAGATATATCTGCGCGACCATTCTGTTACTTTTTGGAGATAACTTCATGGCCGGAATCTTCGATCAGACTCTCGCTGCCGTCAACAAGCCTCCCACTCCTCAGGAGATGGAGCAGGCTTCCGCCGAGCTTGGTATTGCCAAGGAAGCTGCCCAGACTGTTCTGGATCAGAAAGAGATCAATGAAACGACGCGAACTAGACTTGATCCCTCCCTCGTGGAGCAGTTTGCCGCTCACTATGATCTACCCCGCCGCGGTGCGCCGTCTAAACCGCGAGAATCTGTACGACCTGAGTCTCCTGTGTCTGGGCTTGTGGGTGTCTTTGATGTTCCTCGGAGTAATCCCAGTATTCTGGATGCCGTTAGGCAGCGACAGATCGCTGGCCGTGCTCGGGGGCGTTCTGTCCCGGCATTTGCCGATGACGAATCGTTTCGTAAGGCGTCTTATGAGGTCCGAGGGGCTGGTTACGTCAATCCCGAAGAAGTCAATCTCTACAGTCGTCCTCTGAGGGCTGTCCCCCGCAATGCTAAAGGCAGGACTGATACGAACGCCTACGACACCATCATTGAGCGCGAGGCCAGTCGTAATGGACTTGACCCTGCTTTGGTGAAGGCAGTGATTCATCGTGAGTCCTACTTTAATCCTGTCGCCTTGTCTAGCGCTGGCGCTCGCGGACTCATGCAGTTGATGCCGGCCACCGCCAGGGATATGGGCGTGGCCGACGTGACTGACCCGGAACAGAATATCCGTGGTGGTACGCGATACCTCGCCATGTTGATCAGTCGTTATCATGGTGACACTACCAAGGCGATTGCGGCTTATAATGCCGGTATGAAGAATGTTGATGATCACAATGGCATCCCTCCGTTCAAGGAGACTCAGGAGTACGTTGAGGCGGTGAACAGGCATTATGGTACCTACAGGAGCAAGAAGTAATGGCCGCTGATCTACTAGATCTGGTCGTTGAGTTCCGCTCCAAGGTGGAACTTACGCTAGCCGACTGCAAGGATACAGGGCACGAGCTTCGTCCATTCTTCACATTCCGTGACCCGTGGACCCAAGCCAGATTGTGGCGTCAGTCCCGCACGTTCGACCAGATCATCAAGGCCCGCGACCGGCTGGCTGCCGCGGGCGCTCCCTATCTTTCTAGAGTGCTCATGGACGCTGGCCCCTCTAGCGGGAAGTGGGCCACCAACGCGCTTCCCGGTCAAAGTTTTCATCAGTTCGGTGAAGCCGTAGACTGCTTCGTGGTTGGCCCCAATGGAGAGGCCATCTGGGACGATAGGCATCCTGGTTATAAGTTCTACGCCGAGCGAGCCCAGTTCCACGGTCTGACCGCTGGCTATTTCTGGGGAAGTTCTCCCGATGCTGTCCATATTCAGTTTCGACCGGCTTCCAGTCCGCTTCACATTCTTAGCTGGCCCCAGATTGATAAGGCCATGAAGGAGCGCTTCGGTGGCTGAACCTCATGGTACTATAGAAGTAGAAGTAGCGGTCCTGACTACTCATTTTGCTAATATGGCTAAGCTCTTTGAGATACATACAGAGCAGGATAGGGTGCAATTCTCAAAATTAGATGATAAGTTAAGTGAACTATCTGAGAAGCTCGACAATGTTCAACTTCAGCTTGCGCACGCGGCTGGTGAGCACGAGGGCAAAGAGATGTCCCTGAAGAGGATGGCTGGGTTCATTTCCTTTATCGTTTCTACTGGGGTGGCGATTGTTACGCTGCTCCTCAAGAGCTATGGGAGCTAACTATGTCGTATTTTGGATGGCCTCCTTCTACCTTCACTGTCACTCCGATGGGCTGGGAATGTCCTAAATGTGGGCGAGTCTACGCTCCTACTATCATGATGTGCTTCTCCTGCCCTCAGCCTGTCGTTACTGTCACTGAACCTTTCTGGAAGATTACTTACGGTCCTGCCACTAGTAATACCGTTGCCAACATGAATGAGCCTGAGAAGAAGGATGAGTAGGGAGCTTTCGGCGGACGATCTCTTTGATTTGATGCCGCGGGAGTCTGAATCGACGAAGCGGGCACGAATGACGACCGATGAAAAGATAATCGAGGCCATGCGGAAGGCGCTGGCAGTTACGACGCCGGATCATGCTGGCGCACCTTGGGAGTTCAAAGATGAGCGACGAGGATCTGGACGAGGACGACGACTCGAACAGCCAGGACGAAGAGACTCCGACTAGCGGCGGCCCACGCAGCGGTCATCGGAAGCAGTTGAGCCCAAGGGAGGGTCACCTTGCGAAACTGATGGCTGAGACAGGGATGGGCGCGGTTGAGGCAGCTAGGATTGCTCTTGGTTGGCGCTGTGAGCCAAACAGTAAGGAGCACAAGAAGGCCAGGAATCTGGCTGAGACTCCTCGCGTCAAGACCGAGATCGAGCGCATCAAGAACCGTCGCGTGGCCGAGGAGAAGGCCAAGATCGATTTGAAGCAGGAGTTCGGAGATCTCCACAAGGGCAGGCTCCGTGACTACGCCTTCAAGATTCTGGAGAAGATGCGGGACTCGGAGCATACGAAGGCGGCCAACCGCTTCAACGCTCTGAAGATCATGAAGAAGCTTCATGACCCTGGGAAGGACATCAATCTCATCTGGCTGTGGATTAATCTCGCGTGGCGCTATCAGACAGCCCACTGCCCTTCCTGCCATCAGTCATTCCCCCTAGCCGCCATCCCAAACAAGGCCCTTGATACTTGGCGTAAGCGTAATAACGCTACACCAGTAGAGCTTGCACTCCCTGACCGGTTCAGCCGGCAGATGGAGCTTATCAAGGTTATGAACAAGGGGATGCTTCCGCACCCCGATCAAGTCGTGATTCTTACAGCACCCGAGAGACACATCGTGGGACTGGGAGGCGCCCGCGCTGGCAAATCATACTTGCTGGCGATTTATGCTGTCCTCGGGTTCCTCATTCCTGGCGTCGAGGTCTGGATTCTTGGTGAGACATACGACCGCACGAGCAAGGAAGTCTTCTATCTGAAGCGCTTTCTTGAGTCTCTTTTCTACCCGCATTTCCACAAGATGATCACTATTTCGCACGACAAGAAGTCTGGCGAGATGATCATGCAGTCAAAGTGGGGGAGTGAACTTCGTGTCAAATCAGCGAAATCGAAGGGGTCTATTACGGGTCACGCTCTTGAGTTCGCTCTATGCGCTGAGCCTGGTTGGCTTCCTGCTGATATCTACGAAGAGCTTCGGGCTCGTATGTCTGAGCGTCTTGGTAGGATTATTGCATTGGGTACTCCAAAGGGAATTGGGGGATTCGTTGGGCGATTGACTAATATGTCCGGTCGTGATCCTGTTACGAACAAGATTGTCCGCTGGCGACCGGAAGATCGTCTGATTCGTAATGGCGCAGCGTGGAACATCTCCATGCTGGTCTACAACATGAAGCCGGAGAGCAATCCGTCCTACGTCAAGAGCGAGCTTAAGGCAGCGCGTATGGAGCTTACGGATGACGAGTACGCTTCGGAGTTTGAGGGCCTTGGCGTCTCTGCGGAGGGTGCCAAGTTCTCACTCGTGAAGCAGATCCATCTGACCAAGATGGAGCGGGAGTTCTTCGCTCGCGCGAGCTACGTCATGGGTATCGACCAGGGGCCGCACAACTTCGGTGGTTGCCTCATCGCCTACGATGGCGACAAGATCGTGCCCTGCTGGGAATTCTACAACGGTGACGTGAAGGTCACTATGAAGAAGAACTTGATCAAGCTGTATTCCCGCGTGCCGCACTGGATCGAGTATCTGGGCGGCAGCCAGGATAACTGGAAGCTGACCATCGTGGACAAAGACCCGCCGTTGGCTCAGCTATTCGATGAGATGGAAGAGGAAGGGATGATGTGGCCCACGGACATCACACTCCGCCATCAGAACATGACTGCCATGAATGAGAACTGGCGTAGGGAGAATGCAGAGTACATCAACAACGCAGCGCGCATGAACAAGTTACTCTTTCATCTTGACGGCTACGTAAGTCATGATGATGATGAGTCTCCTGGCGCTTACGCACTGCACGATCAGGTGATGCAGGCCATTGACGTGCCGGATGACAAGGACAGGGAGTCTGGGCCTACCCGCGGTAAGGGCTGGCAAGTCTCCGATCCGTTCCGTGGGGATCACGTCCTTGATGCTTGGTATCTGGCGATGTGGACGATCTTCTCTCAGCAGCTTGTCGTGGTTCCTGGCACAGCCATCTCGGCTGATCCCAGTGACCCGTGGGCTTCGCAGAAAGCAGCGTTCGCACGGGCCATTAAGGCTGATGAGGATAGGGAGCTTAATCCGTTCAAGCACCACACCAGGGAACCGCAGTCTGATCTTGAAGCATTCAAGAACATGGTCCGACCGCGAGCAAGAGGATGGATGGGAGGACATTATCCAGATGAGTCCTGAAGTCAAAGAGAATCGTATTCATCGTGATCAGATTGCTAATCCGCGTAAGTGGCCGCATGGAACGAACCGCGTTCCGGCTGCTGATCGTGGCCCGGCGATGCAGTGTATTGTTGATGCTACCAGAAGTATGGCGTTGCTTGGGGAATTGGAGCGCGAGCTTATTTACCATCTGCCTACGGTGGGAGGTCCTGGCAACTACGCCAATCTAGGCCATTCGCAGGGCGCCAGCGCTGTTCTTTTCGCTACTTCATTCATTGATAAGAGTATTGAGGCTCAGGTCTTCAGCGTGGATCTATTCAAGCCTCATCGCATTCTGCGCCGAGCGCTGCGCCGCTTGGAGTTGTTCCCGCAGGCCGCTGAGCGCATTCACCTTCAGGTATGTTCCACAGATGACGCAGCTAAATTCTTAGCTCCTATTCCTTTTCGTGGTGTGTTTGTGGACGCTGACCATAGCTATGAGGCAGTGAAGACGGACGCTCAGAACTGGTCGAAACTGGTTGGTAGCGGTGGGTTCATTTGCTTCCACGACACGCATCAGGACTTCTCTCACAGGGCCGTGGAGGAGACGGTGGCTGCTGATCCTAGCTTTATTGAACGACTCGATTTGCATGTTGAGACGATTCGAGTGTTCGTCCGTGATTAGGGTAAGAGACGATGATGTGTTCATCCGTCCCAGCTTTGGTAAGTTCAAGGATACGCATGAGACTATCCTAGATTTCCCGAATGCGCTGCATGTATGTGCCATTGTGTGCGATAGTCAGTGGGAGCCTGGAGTACTGGAGTACATTCGGCATGAGAAAATCCGTGGCAAGATCGAGATTCAGCTTCACGGATGGAGCCACATTGACTATGCCAAACGTAGCCCGGATGAGATGCGGGAGCATATGAAGATGAGCTTTGACTGGCTACACGACCATCTCTGGGCTAAGCCCACGATCTGGTACACTCCGTGGGGTGCCCACACGCCGCTGATGGATGAGGTGGCGGCTGAGTTTGGATTGACTCTGGTGGACTGCTCGAATATCCTTCAGACGAATAAGTTGCTGGAAGCCCTGCATAGTAAGCATCGTTCGGCATATATCGAAGAATTCAGGGCGCACGGTGAGATTTTCATTCACTACTGGGAGAGTAAGACTAGGAAACCACTCAGAGAAGTGCTTGAGGCCATCGCGTGAATCTCATTGGGATCACATGGTGTCGTAATGAGGCGGATCTGCTGCCTTTTACGCTACCGGCGGCTATCAAGGCTGTGGACAAACTGCTGATTATTGATGACGACAGCACAGACAACTCCTATGACATCATCAAGGCGCACGCCAAGGATCTTGAATATTACACGACCCGATCTGACCTTCAGATGCAGAAGCCAGGGAAGGACTCCAGACAGCACCTATTAGATGAGGTGATCCGGCGATTCGGTCAGAAAGATACTTGGGTTCAGGTGATTGAATCTGATACTATCGTCATGGAGACGGACATCAAGGCCAAGATCGAGCAGTACAAGGTGGATGACCTTAGCTGCCAGTGGCACCTACTGAACGCTTGCCGGAAGGAGTGGAACGAGGATTACAAGGTACTTCCGTTCTTCACGGCTGATCGCTCACCTTGGGAGCAGCTACCTTACTTTCACTGGATGGAGCGAATGGCATACAGCTTCCGTGCGCTGGACAAGCTGCACTACACGGAGCGCCGTACTCCTTGGCCTCAGGGATTCAGCCATTACACGACTAGCGGTAAGATCCGCAAGACCAAGAACCATGATAGCCCGCTGGTCATGCACTACGGGTTCCGCAACCCTGCTTTCTATTTCAAGAAGATGGAGGCGCTTGGGAGGCTGACTGGTGGATCAAAGAACCCTACTTGGCGCTTTGGCTCGGTGGAGGAAGTGAGAGACACGGTGCCCTTCTTCAATGGGGCGTGGAACGGAACACCTGATAGTTTTCCTGGCACGCGGCAGGGTTGGTGCGACTGGGTGGACTTCAGAACTGAATACTTGGAGGAGGAAGGAAATGGATAGAATCCCTAACGTAAATACCTTGGCTGATCTCATTGATCGCCTGATTGTGGAAGTGAATAAGCTTTCATGGTTTGAGAACAAGAAGAGAGAGGAACATGCGAAAGAGACTCCTGATCCCGTCCGTATTGCTTATTGGGATAATCTTAGCCGCGACTGCTGTGAACTTCGATCTGCTCTCAAGAGCGAGATCAATCGAGTATTTGGAGAGGTGGTCGCTACCCAATCCTACTCAGTGATGAAGGAGCCTCGCACCTTTCGTCCTTCCGCTACTAAGATCGTTGATGTGCTGGCGCAGGCTTGCCGGGAGACTTCGGACAAGATCGCTAAGGAGATGGAGGACTTCTTCGGTGGCAAAGCTTAGAGATCTAAAGCTCAGTATCATCCACCCGTTTTACAATGAGCCTATTCGGCTGAAGACTCATATTGACACATGGAAGACCTATTCCCAAGAGATGCTGGACGCTGTGACTTTTGTGCTGGTTGATGACGGTTCATCGCCTGAGCTTCTTCTTTGGGCTAACTTCTACAGAATCAAAGTTCCTCATCTAGAAGTCTATAGAATCATGGAAGATTTGAAGTGGAACACTCCTGGCGCATTGAATCTTGGCATTATTCAGGCTCCCACGGATTGGGTTCTATTCATGGATTCTGATTGTATGATGGACCCTGAAGACGTGGAAAAGCTACTCAACTTTGAGCCCGATCCGTCTATTGCCTATTACTTCCCTCGTAATCGTGTATCCAATAGCGATCATGTCCGTACTGCTAAGGCTGACAGATATCTTCCTTGTGCTGTTCTAATTCGCAAGGATCTGTTCTATGCTGTCGGCGGATTTGATGAGGACTTTACTGGTTCCCGTAGTGGCGGATACGCTATGTTCGATAATGATTTCACCACTAGAATTACAGAGCAAGCTGACTGTAGAATCCTAGATGGGACTGCTGGTAACAACAGCAGGTACAGGGTTATAGAGGATACTCTTGTACTTCCTCGCATTGTCATTCAAGAGTACATGGAAGACAAGGTAGGCCCGAATATTCAGACCAGGGACGATATCAGAAAGGACGATCATATCGACGTTAACAAGCGCCTGTGGTACAATAAGATTGGTGGTGCTGTGCCTCGTAATACTACTCATCTGAACTTCGAGTGGGTGCGTAGATTTAGTAAAGGAGTATCAAGATGAAGGTGATTGTTACGGGAGGCTGCGGCCTCGTGGGCTACCATGCAGCGATGTATTACCATCGCCAGGGTGCTCAGGTGATCGTGATTGATAATCTTGAGCGTTCGCGTTTGCTAGGTCACGCGGCTACAGTTAGTCTTGAGAGAATCTCGCACAACAAGCGACTGCTTGAGGCTGAGGGAATCAAGGTGTTCACGCTGGACATCACTGATAACCACACTTGGAACGGGCGACGTGGAAGCATGAACAATGCTGATTTGATCGTCCACATGGCAGGCCAATGCGGAGTTCCTACCAGTATTGAGAGCCCCCGCAGGGACTTTGAGGTGAACACGCTAGGCACTCTGAACGTGCTTGAGTTCGCCCGTCGTAATGGTTCGGCTGTGGTGTTCGCCTCTACCAACAAGGTTTACCCACTGCATGAGGGATTTGTGAAGACTGGTGATCGCTGGGGATTCGAGGATGTGGACTGGGCCAGGCACGGGTTCCCTGTAGTTCCCGATCTGGTGGGCGCGAGAACCCCCTACGGGAACAGCAAGATGATGGCCGATCTCATGTGCCAGGAGTGGGTTCACACCTACGGCGTCCGCACTGGTGTGTTCCGAATGTCTTGCATCTACGGTCCGAATCAGATGGGGTTCGAGGAGCAGGGCTGGGCTGTTTGGTTTCTGATTGCTACGATGAAGGGCTGGCCTCTTACGATTTACGGAGATGGCGACCAGACCCGGGACATGCTATATGTGGAGGATGCCGTCCGTGCTTACGATAGTTTCTTTCGTTCCGATCTTTCTCATGGTGTGTGGAATCTTGGAGGCGGTCCGGGTCAAACCCTTACCCTCCGCGAGCATCTGGACATTACTGAGAGACTTACGGGCAAGCGTAGTCCGGTGACCTACGCCGATTGGCGCCCCCTTGATCAAAAGGCGTATGTCAGCGACATTCGTCAGATCAAGGCTGATCTTGGCTGGGAGCCGAAGATTGGAGTTGGTGAAGGTCTTCGTTTCTCTCGTAATTGGGTGGCCGACAACCTTGAGGTGTTTTGATGAGTATGGAATGGGATGATCTATAAATGAAAAGGCCCGCCTTTCGGCGGGCCTTTTGCTTTGCCCATAGAACTCCCATACTATGGGCTATCGCTGACCGGGCCTCTTACTTAGAGTCCTGTCATTCACAGAAATCGAACGTGCCTGCTGAAGCGTCGTGATCAATTCATCTCCTTGTGCGAACGTGAACGGGATCGAGCCCTTGGCATCGAGCCGCTCAAGCGCCAGCATGTCACCCTCAAAGAACCGGATGACGAAGGGCGAATTGTTGATGTGCGACGGCACAGCATCCAAATTTTCCATGCTCAGTGCAATACCTACGATGTTCGTGGCCTTGTCAACCTCACTGGGTGACAGGCTAAGCGTGGCTTCGCCGCGCTTCACGATACAGACGTTAGCATTGCCGCTGGGCAGGAAGACTCTCTCAGCCATTAGTGCTCACCTCTGCCTTGGTCCGAGCTAGGAAAGCCGCGTGCTTGGCAGCGACTTCCGGGTTCCGCTCAAGGAAGAACTCCATCGCGGCAACCGAGGGGAACTCCCGCGGCGGGTCCGTGATGAACAGGGTGCGAGCGGGGTCGAGCTTAGGACGAGCCGAACGATCCGGCCCAACCGACTCCTCAAGCTTCTTGACGAGAGCCTGAAGAGTTTCGACCTTCTCGCGCAGATTCGTGAGGCCGAGAAGCCGGAGATGCTCCTCGAACGCCTCGGGATTGGGAGCGATCCCCTGCTGCGAGCGCCGGTCAAGAAGGTTCTTGACGGCCTGATCATAGTGCTGCTTGCGGGCCTTCTGAGCCTTGCGCAGCGCGTCGAGCGCCTGATTGTCGTAGGGACGATCAGCATCGAACAGGAAGATACCGAAATACTCAATGTAGTTCAGTACGCCCTCGGCCCCGGGATTGTTGTCCCGAAAGTCGTGCATCTGCTCGTGGTTGATGTCCGCATGACCGAACGCGGGAACGCGGATCGACTGTCCGCGGTTACCCCAATCGATGGCCTCATCCCACGGCGTGGGATTGTACAGACGGGAAACGTAAGCCATACCTATCTCCTTCTACTGCGTGACCGGCGGGGTCGGATCAACGAACTGACCCACCGGAAGCAGTGCCTTCTCGACCTTGCTACCGCCCTTGCGACCGGGGCGGCGAAGCTTTTCGCCCATCTCGATCAGGACGTTCCTGACCGTACCCGAAGAGACGTTGTGAACCTCAGCGATCTCGCGGAGGGTCGCACCGTTCTGGTAGGCATCCCGAACCTGCTCCTTGGCGATAGCAAGCTTGCTCTTGAACGAACTCATACTCTACTCCCTTCTCAGAAGCAACATGCTTCTATTAGATAATACCGTTTAGCTAAAAGATTAGTCTTGATCTAAACAAAAGAACCATTCTCCCACGTTACAAGCTGCACTTCCTTCCTTCCAAGCGACACAACCCGTGTTCCTTGGATCTCGGTGTAGATCTTGCTGTTGGGGTGGGTTACAGTTAGAATCAACTTGGGCCGGGTGGCATAGATCGCGTTCTTGATGCCCGGAGCGTCAAGATGCTCATAACACACGAAAAGATCAGTAGGCCCCGAGGAGCAGGCTCGTTCAATCTCCCGACGGGTATAATGGCGATAGGACCGCTTGGTGGGCTCCTCCTTATAGGTAGCCTCGCTGTACGCCCGACCAAGCCCGGTCACCCGCATGGCGCACTCCCATCCGATTACTGTCCGGTAGCCCTGGTGCAGATAGTGGACGTTCGCCAGGATCTCGGTGTTGTTGGCGGCCACCCGCCTATTGAGCCATTGCTGGTCATCATGGACACCGGCAATGGTAAGGGTGGGCACCACCGGGGGGATTACGGCTCCGACATACATCTGAGCGAAGTCCCTACCGGCGTGCCTCTTGGCGGCCCGATCCATGAAGTGGGGGTCAGGATGGACGCCATAGTCCCCAGCGCATACGACCCAATGGGGGGTATACGGAGGAACAATCTTACTGTAGAAGTCTACCAAGTGGCCTTCGATGGGGCCACTAAGAAGGATCTTCATTCTTCTTCTCCAGCGCATCGACCCGTGCCTTCAATACGCCCATGTCAGTTTGCACCTTCTCGAACGAGCCTACCAGCGCCTTCTGAAGCACCCGGATCACTTCGACCGCCTTGTGCTCTGCCCTCCACTCAATGGAGGCTGCAAGGCTCGTGGCGACTGTGCGGATCTTCTCATGCGCCTTCGTGGGTAGCATGGTGATACCGGCAGCCCGGAGAAGATCGTGGAAGAAGCCAGCGAAAATATCGATGAATTGTGCGTCGCGGGGCGTGAGTTCAGACATTGGTAAACTCCTTAGTCTCATCTAGGGTAATCTTGACGAACTCTGCGAACTTCGCGCCCAAGTCCTGTGCTGCAATCTGGAGGGCACCCTGATAAGTTTTCTCCGTAGGATCAGTCTGGAATATCCTCAACGTGATAACGAGAGGGAATCCGAAGCGCCCCGGCTCGATGGCGTAGCTCGTGTGCTCGCTCTTGCCAGTACGGACTTTCTCAAGCTCAGCTTCGATTTGCTCAATTGCAGTCTTGATCTTACCGTCATTGAACTTAGTAGTTGTGACAGGCTTAACCGGTGCTCCCGGGTCATTTGATTCATTAAACTCAACAGGCGTAAAGTAGCTCATTGATTACCTCCCGGCAGAAACGATAGGTCTGCCTCATCTTTGGTCAGATTCCAGTAGATGCCTAGAGTGGTGACCACGCTGCTGTGGCCTAGCCATGCTTGAACTTGTCGCGCTGAGACGCCCTTTTCTAGTGCCATAGTAGCGAAGGTGTGCCGCATATCGTGGAATCTCATGGAAGGTACTCCAATAGCGTAACAGAGACGACGCAGTACAGGGTTAGGATCGAGAATCTCGAACACCCTCTCCTCGGGATGCCGCATCAGGAGATTCCGGGCCACCGTCATAGCATCCAGCAGATCCTTGCTCATGGGAACAAAACGGGTGCGTCCGTTCTTGGTAGGTCCATCATAGCTACGAGCCACGCGAACTTTTCCTTTAAACATATCGATATCACCGCATCGTAGGCCAAAGACCTCACCACGGCGCAGGCCACCGTGTAGCCCCAGAAGAAGGATAGGGAGGAATTTGGGCTCAAGGCGCTTACACGTCTCAACCAGTTCTCTGGCCTGATCAGGATTCAGGACGATAAGCTCCTCCTGCTGCGACTCCCGAGAGAGTAGGGAATGGAAGCGCTTGATCTCGATAGTAGGGCCGCCGAGGTGCTTGATGTAGTTTCTAAGCAGTCGGAGGAGGATCTGGCGGGTTCGGACTGCCAGCCTCTTTTCGCCCCAGACTGCGAGTGCCTCTTTGGTCATCTCTTCTGTCCAGGCCACAGTAATGTTCAGAGGCTCGATGTGAGTTTTGAACAAAGACTTATAGGTTCTCACGGTGCTTTGGCGTCCTATTAGTGAATCAGTAAACTTCATAACATTTGCCTCCTATTAGATAATACCGTTTCCGCCAAAGGTTCGTCCTCGTAGTTAGGATAAAGTAAAACATTCAGTTTGTCTGGACTAAACATTGCTGGAAACGGTATTATCTAATAGGGACCACACTAGAGGTGTATCGTTGGCTAATCAGTGGGACATTGAAGATGGTAATATGTCCCCCGGCAAGTCTGACCGGTATGAATGGCGTTTGCCTGAGAATGGTGAACAGCACCAGTCTCAGACGGTTACTCCTGGTCAGTTATTGATCAAGCCTAGTGATCTCACTCTCATCCCTACTCTCTCTCCTAAACAATCTGGATTGCAACACGGCATAGACGACTGGAATCTAGACGCCTTTATTGATGACGGAACGTGGTACAGCTTAGGAAGTATAGTAGATGAGTAAGATTTGTTCAAAGTGCAGCGAGGAGAAGTCTGTGGAGGACTTTTATAATGGTAAGGCCAGATGCAAGTTTTGCCATATTAGAATTGTTTGTGAGCGTAAGGTTGAAGTTCGTAAGACAAAGAATTCCCTAATTAGATGTAATAAATGTGAAGAGTTCATTACAGGTAAACGGATTGGTCCTGGTCGAAAGGACGGACTCTATAGGTGTATTCAGTGTCAGATTAAACGAAATAGAGAAATTTGTACAACACATCAGAATAATGCTTTGAAGGGTGAGAAGGCTGAACAATATAGAGTCATTAGGAATAAGGCTAAGAAAGCGTGGAATGAGCGAAATCCTGAGGCTAAACGCGCCCGTAGTTTGATTTTATCGACGCGTAAGCGGCTGAAACAGTATGATTATGATTTTACTAAGTTCAAGCGTGAGACTACTAGAGAATTGGCAAAGACTATCGCTTCCCTTCCTAAGTTTTGTATTAATTGCAATACTACTGAAGACCTTACGATTGAGCATATTCAACCGGTGAGCACTCATCCTGAGCTTGCTCTTGTTTCTTATAATCTGACTACACTTTGTAGATCTTGTAATACTAGGAGTTATTATGGCCAATATTGATAGGTTTGGCACATTTTATTCTCCTTGGCCTGTTATTGATGGAAAAAGTTTGAACCTTCAGTGGGGCGAACTAAGATCAAACCACGCAGAATCTAAAGCGGTAATCCGTAACTCCTATCAGGAGCTTCAGGAAGGCCAAGACGAATTGAACGCCATTCGCGCCTTGCTCGGCCAAGCATACGGCGACATCGCCTTCAGCAACAAGTATCGATTCTACTACAATAAGTCAACTTTCGAGTTCTGCCTTCAGAAGAATGACGGCACAGTGGAGACTCCCGTATGGGTAGATCTCTGGTGCGTCCGGTTCTCTGACGGCCAGTTCCAAGTCTCCTCTGAAGGCGGCATTCAGTCGGATGCTGGCTTCTACGGTCCCGGCCTTGAGAACATCTATCAAGTAGGTGAGACTGGTGGCGAGGCTAGCACTCAGGAATCTTGGCTTCATATCAGTAAGCTCTTCTTTAATCAGGATGACGGGTTCGAGCTTAGCCGAATCAGTTCTGGCGCTAACCAGGGCGGTATTGAAGTTGGCTATACCTTCCCGATTGGCCGCGCTGAGGAGTTCGTTAAGAGTGGTAATGAGTGGACAGTTGAGCACAACTTCGGCGTCTCGCCTGTCATGGTTCAGGTCATGGACGGCGACAAGCGTGTGGTTATCCCTGATCTTGCTGATGTCAGCGATCCTAACACTGCTTACTTTTACTTCCATGCTTCGGTGTCTGGCTCTGTCTATATCGCTACTGGCGGTATCGGCGCAGTCAGCCTCGTTCCGCGCGATCCTTTCTATCTCGTTGTTCGCACGGATGGTCAGCCTTCTGATCGGCATCTTATGCACCCGAACGCAGATCTAACTTTTGACTCTAACTACTTCTACGTTCAGGTCATGCTTGATGAGGCTAATGGCGGTGCTCATAAGCGCGCCCATGTGTCTCTCAATACCTCTGCTATCGGGATTACAGACCTAGACGGGCTGTCTGATGTAACGCTAGGTGCTCTTACTGATGGAGAGGTACTCACTTATGACAGTGGTACCGGGCAGTGGCGAAATGAGCCTAGCGCTGGTGGCGGTGTTACTGACCACGGCGCTCTTACTGGTCTTGCTGATGATGATCACCCGCAATACGCCCGTAAGGCCGCTGATTGGAATACTTTCAGACAAGGTATTACTGCTCAAGCATTTTACGTTAGAGAAGGTGAAATTAGCAGTGATACTGCTTCTTTGGAAGTGGCTGCTAAAACGGCATTGCATCTTACTGGCCCTGGAACAATTTTGACGAGATCTGATATCTCAATTTCTGCTTCTGGAATTGATATTGGAGCCCAGAACGCCGGTGTTGTGCAGATTTCCACAGAAGATGCAAATATTGATATTACTACATTTGGTACTATTGGTAATATTGGTATTTCTGGAAATCTGGCCGTTAGTATTACCGCTAATGATACTATTTCCCTTGGCGTTGGGGCATCTTCATCTAAAAATTCTGTAATTGTCGGTAAAGACGGTACTTATATCGGTAGCAAGGTCAAGTCTCCCGGGTTCTATTTAGCTCCAGGGGTTAATAATGTAGGTCGTTCTCTCAACATCGACTCTATCTCCATTGACCTTGAGAACCCGGCTACGACTAGCTACTTCATCGATTCGTTCGTTCCGCAAGGCTATATCGTGGAAGATGTGGCTTTTGCTACGACTACAGGCTCTTGTACGGTAGGCTTCTATATTCTCAGCACCAGCGAGATCTCTCCTCGCGGTATCGGTGTGGCTGGATGCGACCCGTTCTACATCATGCCCGTCTTCCGTAAGGTGGCGGCTACTGGCGGGAATGTGCTGCGCGAGAACGATTCGCTCGTTATGAGTGTGTTTGAGAGCAGCGGCGCAGAGCATCTTCGCGGCCGAATCCGCATCCGTCTCTCGGGATAGTCAATGCCTAAGAATACAATCGGTCTGACTGGCGGGCGTTCTATCAACGTGATTGGTGGTAGCTTTGCTGATTACCGAGTGCCTGATGTTACTGAGTCCTATTTCCGTTCTATCAATGGCCCCCAAGCGGGTATTTCAACTGACGTGCTCTATTCAGGGGGTACAGGTTCAGTTCTTGGTGCTGACCTTACTGATGTAGCGTCCGATTATTTTCTGTTGATGTGGATCACGGCAAACGTTGATTTTGTTGGTGGCGATACCGGGCATTATGGTCATGTTTGTTGCCGCGAAGGTGCCGGTGCTTCGACTGTTGACGCTACTGGCACTGATGCTACTCCCTTTGCTCCTCTGGTAGTTGGTGATGCTGATAGGATTGACTTTGATACTTTGATGTCTATCGGCACAGGCCCAGGCGGAGGTAGAAACTCCGAATGGGGAGTCAATATGGTGCTTGATGATGCTTCTAGGCTCTATATGAATGGAGCTTCACTATTTATTGCCCCTGCTAATGACGCTAGTTTCGTTGGCTCTACTCTTGGTATGCGCGATAACACTTGGGATTTAGCTCTCCCAACAGCTATTGCTTGCAATAATCAAGTAGGCGGTGATGAAGACCAAACTGTTACTGCTACACTCACTCTTGGACATGCCGGGCGACATCTTCTCATTGTTCAGAACCGACTTACTCATTCAGCTACCGGTACAGCGGCAAATGCCTCTGTTAGATGGTACAATACTGTTAACGGCTCTGATCCTTGGAACGTGCGAACGAATGCTGTAGGTTCCACACTCACTGGTCGCGGGTATCATTTTGGAATCACTCGTGATCCTACCGGATCTCCTAGATATGAGATGTGCGCCTTCGCGGTAAAGAATTTAGCCGTTGGCGATACTATAGTTAGTACTATTGGTAACAGGCATGAGTCCGCCGACACGAATGAACAAATATCGCTGAATCGATTCGTAGCAATCAATATCAACATGTTCTCGAAGTTCTTGTATAAGGAACTGACCACGGCGCAGAGTACGTCTAGTGCTATCTACGCTGATAGCAGCATGCAGGCTATCACAATCGCGGTGGATGGTACGGCTAAAGTGGCGTTATTCTTTAGTACTACAATCCACACAAATCATTCGCAGTACCCGCTCTTTCGTATCACTAGGAATGGCGCTGCAATCACTCCGAACGGGACCGATGCCGGTAGTAATCTTTACCCTACCCTGCTCGGTAGTCACGCCCAGTATGCTCCATCCGGTCTCGGAGCCACTCCTGATAACGAGACGCTCCCGTTTTCAATCATGTGGATTGATGATCCTGGCGCTGGAACGCACATCTACCGTGTTCAAGTCCGCGCTGGCATCTCAACGTGCATGTGGAATACCAGGGATGATGGTACGGATGGTTATGTTGGCCTTTTTGCCGCGGCCGAATTGAAATTCGCTACTTCTGGTTATTAATAGATTAGTCCCGCTCTATAGGACTGATCTTTTATCAAAACGGTATTATCTAATAGGGACAGGAGACTTTTATGGCACTTGCTACTGCAATCTACCACAATGATCTTGGCTCTGCTCGGGTGGTTTCGGCCGACTCGTTGGCAGTGTACGCTATTATCATTGCCAACACCACGGCCGCTGCTATTGATTACGAGTTCACTAACGCGGCTGGTACTCAGATCCTTGCGATCACGGTCCCGGCGGACAACACGTTCGCACTTGAGATTTCTGACGGGTTCGTTACTCAGGGTTTGACCGTTGGCGTAGAAGCCAGCACCAGCCTTGTTACTGTTCTCTATCGTCCTGGCGCGTAGTTAAACAATGGCTGAAGTACGCGGGGACATGGCCGTCAAGCGGAAGATGGACGTTATTGATAACGCCCTCTTTCACAAAGGCTTGCAGTCCCCATACCTTGAGATGGTTGATCAAAAGCTCAAGGGCGTGGATGGCGGCACTTTCACTGCTGAGAACTGGCGTACCCGCGATCTGAACAACGTGGTCTTCAATGACTTTGCCTCATCGGTTATGTCACACGACGGCACCAAGAACGTTGAGACTGCGCCTGAGACTCTGGTCGCTGGAGACGGTGCCAGATTCGTTCTCCCTGCCGGGATCTACTTCATCGATGCCTCCGTCCCTGCCCACAACGTGGGCGAGCATGTGGCCCGTCTCGCAGATGTGACGGACTACACTAACTTCGACGCCCCAACCGTGGTCCTCGGTACTTCAGAATACTCGGTGGATACGTCGGGGTGGACTGGGGTTGCCGGCACCGGCCCTGGTATGGCCCAGACTCGATCTATGATTTCTGGGCGTTTCCAGCTTGCTCGTAGCACCACGCTGGAAATTCATCATCTTTGTAAGGTAACGCAAGCGAACGACGGCTTTGGGAGTGACGCCGGATTCTACGTTACGGATAACTTGTTCACGACTGTTCGGATCTGGCAAGTCAGAGCCGACTCATAAGGGGGATGTATGTCTGATGATATGCTGAAGAACTACGACAGCACTGATGAGATGCTCATTCGTCGCTTGGAACGAAAGCACGAGCAGCAGAAGGAGAAGGCCGAGGCTGCTACTGAGACGCTCCGGCGAACCATCGCCGCGGCCCTCAAGGATGACATGACGAAGCAGAACTTCGCGAAGGAGCTTCTCAACGACCTTCGCGATGATGATGGCGAGCGCAGTCGCAAGCTCCGCAAGTACACTGACGCCCACGGCATGGGGCGCGGCGTGGGGAACCACGAAGCTGCCAGTGGCCGATATTGGGACGAGGAATCGGAATAATGGCGATCTTCGGTAACAAAGATCAGTTGGTAGCTGAAGTTTCTGGACTCCAAAGGGAAGTATCTATGCTTCGGGAATTTCTTGCCTCTAAGGAATCTGAGGCTTCTGGTCTTCGTGATCAGGTTAGAATTTTGCAAGATGCCCTGATTGCTAAGGAGTCGCCGATTGCTTACAGGGACATGAAATCCGCTGAAGAAGTCGCCGCAGCCCCTCAGCTTGATCCTGAGATGGTCAAGAAGAATCAGCAGCTAAATGAGGCGAATCGCCTCATCCTGCGGGATCTTGAAGGTGATTTGTTCAGGGATGCGGACGACATGATCGACGCACTCAGCAGGGTTGCTGGGTCGCCGCAATTTAGATCGCTTCACGGGAATAGTGAGAGCTAACATGTGTACCTATAGCATGGTCATGGATTGGGCCAAAGGGCAGCCTAAGGAGGTTTGGGTTCAGCCTACATGGCCTAATCAGCTTGAGGATCTCGCTAAGCGTGCTGCTGAATACGACGTGAAGAACAATGAGCCCAACTGTGAGCTTGAAGAGAAGAAGCAGGCGCTTCGACTAATCGCTAAGGAAATGGGAGTGAAGATTCGCTTTCTGGACGAAGAAGTTTCTGACGTAGAAAAGAAGTACGAGTAAAGCATGGCTGAAGGCGGGATCTCATACAGGCCCGGTGCAGGCGATTCGGCTCGCACTAAGCTGAACATGATCGATGATGTGGGCCACATGGACCCCACCGTCGGTCGTGCTATTCGTGCTTACAGCGAAGCCATGAATCAGGATCGTAAGAGCGCTCATTGGGCTCGTGCGGTTCGGTGGATGGAGAACTTCTTCTTCTCCAACGGCAGACACTACATCAACGACATCGTGATCTCGCGTCTGGCTAACTCCAGCGCATCCGGCATCGGTGACCTCTCTGTCATTCGCGAGGCCGGCCAGAACATCCCGAAGCCTACGAACGATCTGCTCGGCCCGTACATTGAGACGAATGTGGCTCTCTTCACGGAGAACCGCCCTCGCCCTCGCATTACTGCGAAGTCGGATAGGGATGAAGACCAGACCTCGGCTGAGCTTAGTGAGCTTACACTTGAGTATCTGTGGGAAGCTCTTGACATGCCGGAGAAGCATCGTGAGCTTGCTCGGCTGGTTATGCACTGTGGGATTTCATTCCTTGAGATTGACTGGGATCATACGATGCCCCGCCGGATGCAAGTGCCGCAGACCAAGACTGAGACTGAGGTTGTCTTCCCTGAGGGGTCGCAGCCGCAGACGCTTTTAGTCCCGCGTCAGGTGCCGGTTGTTGACGAGCAGGGTCGCCCTGTCATGCGTGATGAGCTTCAGTATGGGGACATTGTCTCCAACGTGATCTCCCCATTTCAGATGCACTTTCCTGACTGTCACTCTTGGAACAGCAAAGAGATGAACTGGATCATGAAGGAGGAGTTCGTTCCGCTCTCCTCGCTTCTGGACCGATACGGCAAGATGCCCCGCACCGGCGAGTTCGCGCTCAACAAATCGAAGGGCTGGAACATTGATGTCCTTGACTCCACCACGGAAGAGAATATCACTGAGATGTCCATGTGGTGGTGGGAGCGCATCGCGACTCTAGTTGAAGGTCCCGGTCCTAGCCTCTATCTCGGCTCCCCAGATGCGTGGGAAGGGTACGGGGTTGTCAGGACGTTCGACCGCGCGCCGTGCAAGAAGTGGCCTAATGGCCGCACGATTATCACGGTCGGTGACGCGGTTCTCTATGATTCTCCCAAGGAAGTGGGCGCTCGGGCCTACGACCCTCGCTGGCCCACACGTTGGCATCCCTACATTCGATACCGCTGGGAGGCTCAGGCCGGTAGCATTTTCGGTCGGTCACTGATCGCCAAGCTACTTCCCTACATCAAGCGGATCAACTCGATTGACACGACTAACATCATGTGGCGTCGAACTGCTCCGATCTCAATGTGGATTGCTCCCAAGGGCTCGCATGTTCGAGAAGATAGTTGGAACGGAATGCCTGGTAATGTTTATGAGTACGACCCCCGTAGAACTGCTACCCATGCTCCGGCACCGGTCTATCCTCCGCCCCTTCCTGCTGCGTTGAATGAAGAGAAGAATTTCTGCCTCGCGATGATGGAGAAGATTGCTGGTACGGAGCAGATCCTTCATGGTGAACGGCCTGTCGGTGTGAACTCGGCAGCTATGATTGACATTCTGCGAAAGCAAGCTCTTGCTAGTCGCTCTCCAACATTGCAGGCGTGGGACGAATCGCTTCAGGAAGAGGGCTCGCTTCTGCTTCAGATAACGAACCGCTATGTCAGGAATGACGATCGGTATGCTGAGCGTATTCGAGTTCTGGCCCGCGAGAAGCACAGTCGCATTTCCATCTCCCAGTTCTCTGGTACTGATCTGTCCGATAACGTGACTTGCCGCGTTGATACGATTAGTCTGGCTCTGGTTAGTAAGGAGGCCCGTCAGGCTAGGATGATTGAGATTCTCCAATATCTACCGGCCCTGTGGGCTGTTCAGGATGTCGGTATGCGTCAGGCCATGCTTGAAGAGCTTGATCTAAAGAAGGCGATTATGCCTGCTGGCCCTGATGTACATCGCGCGAAGAAGATGATCTCGCTGATTAAGAACGACCGGATGGACCGCGTCGTGCTGCTGCCCGAGGATGATCCCTACATCTTCCACGCAATCCTCGTGAACGAGATGAAGGAAGACGGCTTCATGGATCTCGATCCCAAGGCCCAGCAGGGTATCATTGGTCTGGTCAATATCTACCAGCGACAGATCGATCTTCGCGAACTCATGCAGCAGCAGCAGATGGAGGCTCAGGCATCATTCATGGCAATGGTTGGTGCTCCTATGAAGCCCGGCCCCCAAGGAGGCGGTCAGTAAATGGCAGAATCATACGGTAGAAATATCCGCGCGCAGGGTGATGCTGGTCGCTCCCAGGAAGCCTACAAGTGGGCCGAGGGTACGGCTGAGGAATATCTTACCCCTGAGCAGCAGGCTGCATATAAGACCTCGCGTGCGACGTATGGCGCGGCGATGCCTGTTGGTCTAGGCTTCCGTAAGCAGAGGCCCGAGATTGCTAAGCGTGAGCAGGCTCTTTCGCAGGCTATGCGTCTTCGCGACGTTGCTGGCACTCGTGCGCTTGGCGCATTCGAGGAGAAGGCTCGTACTGAACTTTCTAAGCCTTATAAGTTGAAGGCGGAGCAGGGATTCATTGAGGGTGTTGATCTCGGTCCCGATTCCATGCCCGAGATGACCGCCCACCAGGGCCGCATGTCGCTAGTGGACAAGAAGATGAATCCCGAAGAGAACACTTGGTGGCAGCGCTATGAGAATATGCGCACTGGCATCCGTGCTGATGATCCGGCGTTCAAGGGGTTCAGTGACGCTCAGGCAACTGCTGATGACGCCCGCGTTCAGCTTCGCGAGAAGTTTCGTGCTATGCGTATGGGGCAGAATCTCCCTGAGATCAAGGTGAAGAGTTCCGGCAGCAAGCTCAAGGGCTATAAGGGAACCTTCAAGGATGATCCTACTGGTATGATCTTCGATCCTAGCTTCAAGGCTGCTGCTGTTGGTATCAAGATGAAGGGTAAGTCGAAGGGCGGTATCCTTGGTGCGTTCAAGCAGGGCGGTCCGATGGGCGTCATGAAGGAAACTGGCATGATGGACAAGCTCGGTATGATGAATAAGCCGCTTGGTTATGTGTCGGACAAGATGTATGACCAGATGGGTTACGACAATATCTACAAGGGTCTGCCGTCTGCGCCTAGCATCAGCCACCCCGGCAACTTCGGTGGCCTATACGATGAGCTTCAGATGCGGCCCGAGGACATCTACGCTGGGACTTGGACTCCAGGGTCTTGGTAAGTCATGCCGGCTAGTGAAATAATGAGTAAATTCAAGCACGGCACCCTGAAGTCAGGTTCAGGGCATAAGGTGACCAACCCGGCACAGGCTAAGGCCATCGCTGCAAGTTACGGACCGAAAGGTCATCTCAAGAGGAAGACTAAAGGAAGGAAGTTAGGTGAGAAGTATGGCATCGAGAGATACAGTAACTACTATCAAGGCTGAGGTGTCTTCTAGGCGTGCTGCTTTAGTGGTAATTCGTCAGAGGTATCAGGATAAGGTCGCTGAGATTACCGCACAGATTGATGTTTTGGATTCACGATCTATTGATCTTGATGCGGTAGACACTGATTTGAGATCGCGATAGTTTCAGTCGGGGGGCTGATCAATGAGTGATAAGGTTCTGATATTTCTGGATCGAGATCCTAACCGTGCTGCGGTCCACTATCAGAGATTATCTGAACTGGATCGATCTCGAACATTTTGGGTGAAGACAGTCTCAGAAGCTATCAGTGTACTAGTAGATTATCGAGAGCGAATTGAGGAAGCATCTCTGGAGTATGATCTTGGTGAAGAGCCTGATGCTCATCCGTCCAGAGAGGATTGTGGACTGGAGGTAGTTCGTTGGCTAGAGAAGCAGGACTCCAAGAAGTACAACCACATCACTTTCGTCATCCATAGCTGGAACGCTAGAGCGGCAGCTAAGATGGAGATACGACTACTGGCCGCAGGATACACTGTGTACATTGCACCTTTCGGAACGAGGAAATAATGATGTGGAATAGGGAGGATATTATTTGGGCTGCTGGATTATTTGAAGGAGAGGGCTGTATAACTACTAGTAGTTCACATACCGAGCGGAAACTTTGGAGATTGATTCTGGTAATGAAAGATAAGGATGTTATTGATAAATTGCATTCCGTTATGAAGTTTGGAAATGTCACTCCTAGAGTAAAAGTAGATCAATGGTGCTGGGAGGTAGGCAGACAGCCTCATGTTTATGCCCTTATCGTTGCTATGTATCCGTGGCTCGGTGATAGGAGAAAAGCCAGAGCTAGAGAGGCTATGAAATATTTGACGCCTTTCGGTAGAGTTTGGGGTATTCGGAAACCAGTAGATAGAGATAAGCGTAATGCTTATATGCGGGAATATTACCTAAGGAGACGACATGGACCCGATGATGGTGTTGCAACCTAATCACATGGGGAACCTAGCCCAGAATACTGGCATTGATTCTCTCGTTGCTAATACTGGGCATGGTGCTGCTGAGGCGACTGGTGTTCCCCTGGCCGATGAGAAGAGGAAGGGTGAATCTGCTAACCCTGGCATGGACCCGCAGCGCAGGGCTGCGGCGCGTCAGTACGGTGTTTCGATGAAGAAAGTAGGCTTCTAATGGCTATTGGCGATTCCAATTCGATCTTCCCGTCTGGCTCTCCCATTGAGAGGGTTTGGACTGGTTCTACCGATCTGAAGGCCCCCAAGCCTTTGGATGGGGAGATCTTTGATCGTCGCTACTTCAAGCTGCTCAAGAAGGTCAAGCCCCTCATGGAGATTAAGAAGGAAGCCGATGAGGTCTATTCACGCGGCTACTTTGAGAACCACTATCCCGAGGCTGATAAGACTCTGAAGAGGATGTTGCACCAGAAGGCGATGGATGCGTGGGCTCGCTCGCGTGGCAATGATGACGATAGTGAGGAGAAGGAAGAGGCCGGGGAAGATAACCACGGAAGGACTGTGAACATCACAATCTGCCTCGGGAGGTAGCGTGTGGCTCATTTCACGGATGAAGAAGTACGAATCCTAAACGAGTGGGCTCGCACGCAGCCTGCCCTTCGGAAAGCCTTCCCCTACACTAACTCTTCTGATAATGGCCGTGGATTGGGTGATCTACTTCAGGATCATGACGGTGCAGTTGAGGTAACTCTTACTGTAGATCAGACCAATGGCGCTCAATCCTTTACTGCTGTTGACAGGCTTAGATTTCATTCTGACGACTTCTATATCAAGGCCGATAGCAATGGAAACCCTATTGTAAACTGGCGTGGTGAGGCTGGTGGCGGTGGTGGAGTTACGGACCACGGACTGCTGGACTCGGTTAGTTTGCTGGATGATGATCACCCGCAGTACCTACTCAGAACTGAAACTCCTCCTGGCTTCTACGGAATCGTAGTTCGCGAGTCCGATGGGACGTTCATTGAACGTGATGACACCATTGAATTCTTGAGTACTGATTTCGATCTGTCTACGGTAAACAGCAAGCCTCGCGTAGCATTAGGGAAAATTCATACCGCCGAGGCTTTCTATCTCGCAGGGAACGGCAACATCTACAATGATGACAGTGGGAACATTATTGTAGATGTAAACGGCGAGTACATGCGAATTAACAACAACCTCATTGCCGGTAATCCTGGCGGTGAGGGTGATAGTATCAGCGTTCATGGATTTGATTACACTAGTGCCCTGAAAGTGTCTGACATTTCGCAGGATGATGCAGTTAGCCTTCATCTCCACAAGCACTCCGGCAATCTTCCCTGCGTCATCATGGGCTCACGAAGTGACGCTCTTGGCGCCGCGCACGCAGATGTTGATGATCTAGATGGTCTGCTTTGGATCTATGCTACCGGACGTAATGGCAGTACCTATTTGATCTCCTCGCAGATTCAGATGGATGTGGACGGAACTCCCGGTTCTGGTTATGTCCCCGGCAAGATTGTTTTCCGGGTGAATAACGGTCAGGATACTGGACCGACTCCTAGTGTGGCTATGACGATTCGCTCGGGCGGCCACATCGAGATGGAAAATACTCTCGCTGTTGAGAACCAAGTCACCGCTGAAGCTTTCTATGTTAAGACTGGCGGTGAAGTCCGTCCTTGGAATGTCAATAGTGACCATTTCTACATTTCGCAGGATGCTGATGGCACTAATATCATCAATCTCAGACATGAGACTTTTACCAAATCCATTACACTTCAGAACCCTTCTAACTTTGATACCGTCACTTGGTGGGTGGAGCCCGAAGAGACTGAAGTGATGAAGATGACCGCGTTCTTGCGTACCGAAGACTCAGGTTTCTATCCGTTCTGTGATTTTACTGTTCGATACGGAAGTTTTCCTTCTCGTGGTGCGGGAACTGAACTTGAGGTAGGAGGCTGGAGAGCCGGTTTCTACACTGGGCACGCTGGTACTGGAGAGAACCCTCTGTATAGGTCTGTATTCGATAACAATGTTATCCCGCAGGATAGCTTCTTATGGTTAGAGACTCTAAAATTAGGGGAGGGAGACGGGAAGGAGGAAGAACTCCACGTCACTCTACAACTAAGAAAGAACTAAGGACTATGGGGATCTATCTAGTCGAAGAGAAGTTTGTGTCTGAAGTTGTGGGCGGCTTTAGATTGGTGGATGTTCGCTTACTTCCAGATAAGGTTCAGAACGACATTGCCGATATTATTGTTGCCTCCCTGTTGACTGTGCCTAACGTCTTATACTGTGGAGGCGTAGAGGTAGAGAAGATTGCACTGAGACAAGCTATTGAAAGGGGTGATATTAACCCGGAAGATGAGGATACATTTCTGGATCAATACCGTGAGCAAGCAAGCACTAGAATGACTAGAACTGAATTTATCGGTTCTGGCACTATGCAGTTCGGGGTATTCAATAACCGAGAAGTGCTCATCGGAGTAGCTTCTATTGCCCGTGTATCTGTATTGGCTAGGGTTGGCAATGAAATCCAAGTCAGAGCTACAGGTACTTTGTTTCGTAGAAATACCAGAGTGTTCAATACCAATCTGAACCAAGTTACAATAGCATTCATTCAGGATCAAGCCAGCTTCTTCCGCGGACTGCTGAACACCACCTTCAAGGCTGTGGAATCCCCTATCACCGCTAAGGTAACTGTATTGGACCCGCACATGAAAAACAGTAGGTATGCCTCTTTGCAGGCTACTATCAACTACGATACCTCTCTAGCTTCTCTTATGGCTACTTACCCGGAGATCGTATCCTCGAACGCTCAGGAAGGGGCGCGCACTTACAAAGTGTATAGCCACGTCTAATGGGGAGAAAATTCTTCAAGCAGCGATACACTGATCGCCATTTAGATACTATGGCTGTATCAGGTACTCAAACAGGGTCTAGATCGTTCTTTACCCGTGACTCATTCAGCACCTCCGTATTTGCTGCTACTTGGTTGAATCCTGTTGCTGCTGGTCGCGCCCCTCAGAATTCGTATGTTCCTGGTAAAGCTGCCACTAGGGCCGATAGCATTTTGTACACTGATCTGAAGATTCCTACTTATTCCAAGATCTTGTCGGCTCAAATGTACTTGACTCATTCGATTGCTCCTTCTGCAAATCATACCTTCAGAACTCTAGACATTGCGATATATCCAGACTTACAAAGCAGAGATGTTGATAAATGGCGCGGCCGAAAAGGCGGACAAGATGATTATGTCTGGGTGAGAACTCAGCTAAGTAACAATGAGCGAGTTACCACGGTAAACAATAACGCTGGTAACTTCTGGGTGAAAATTCAAGAAGGCGCCACTATCAGAGCCCAGACCAATGTTGCCGCAGCCGCAGTCGCCACTCAAGGGGCTATGCAAATAGGCCGAGAGCAGATTGATAAATACACGAATTTGTCTTCTGAATTCATTCAGGCGTGCGGTAATGTAGTTCAGATTGAGTCATCTAGTGCGATTGCTGATACTGTGATATTCAGGCTTAGAAAGGCTGGAGGCTTTACTTCACCTCCACATTACATCGTAGCGAAGGTATACGAATACGATGTTGCCACCAGAACCATCGGGGCGTTGAGAGCTACTTCTGATTCATTTGATGCCAGCACATTGACTACTAGTGCGACAGCCGAAGCCACGTTTACATTTACCTCTGTGTTCTCTGTAACGGCTAATGAGTACGTCTTTGTGACTGTTGAGCCATTGACGGAATGGGCAAGATTAGCTCTTGGTCAAGGTAATGGTTATGTCATTGCTGGATTCATGCCGTCGCTCAAGAATTCGGACACTGGAGCTAACCCCGCTGGGAGCGAAGAAGTGATGTGGAGCCAGCCCACTGTGGGCGGTAATCAAAGTGTGTATTTTCAGTTTGATCAAGTCCCTGCGCTGTATTCTGGCGTTGTGGGTAGAGTGTTTGAGTGCTATCCGTACCAGAGGTCAGTGGGGGTGTGTCCATTCAGGACTATGCCTTCGGCTGCTGGCGAAGTGTCCATTTTAGATTTTCCGTCTAACTTGCTGAGGGCCTTGGAGAACTACAACAGAGATAAGGATATTGCCCACGATATCCAGGGCGTCATGTGGTTCCTTTCTTCTGCTGGTGCTGCCGGTGACAACCAGGGCCTCCTAACATGGTCTACAGCTACAACCGCTACGATTGGGGTTAATGTTGTATACCGTTCTACTAGAACTTTCATTACTTAATCCGCGCGCTCCCTCCCGGCGCCGCGGTAGACCCCAAGGAGATGTCCCTCCCCCGTCTCCTTGGGGTCACTTTTCTCGTAAGGACATGATATGCCGTATAAAGACCCTGGAAAGAAACGAGAGTACGCGCGTAACTGGCAGCGTGAATATTCTCGTCGTCCAGAGAATCTGGAAAAGGGACGTGAACGTTCAAAGACTAGACGTAAAGAATGGAATGATTATCTCAGTGAGATAAAGAATAGTCCTTGCTTCGATTGTGGTGATGTTCATCCTCCTGAGATTATGGATTTTGATCATGTGCCTGAGCGGGGGGTTAAGATTAAGGAATTGAGTAAATTCCCTTCCAAGTCAGCACGGGCACTTCAAGAGCTAGAAAAGTGTGATATAGTCTGTCCTACATGCCACAGATATAGGACGGTAAATAGGCTTAATGTTCAGTCCTTTCAGTTTGGACTGATTGAAAGAATAAACGGTATTATCTAATAGGAGCGCAAGGTGTGGACGCCTGTATGGCGGCTGTTTCGCTCCACAGCCACAAGTTCTACGCTTCAACCCTAGCCGGGCTAACTCCCTACCGGCGTTAAACAATAGGAGGTGCCAGAAATGGCAACTGCGGCAGAAGATCTCACCCAAGCACTCAAGGATGTAGCTGCGGGTGGCAATGCGGATTCGCAATCCGCGTCGGGCCAGAACCCGGATGTCACACAGGCTCTTAAGGATGTGGCTGCAAAGACCACGCCTAAGACTGTCGGCTCCGACGACAAGGCCCAGGGTACCGAGGGAAAATCTATTCCCTATGATCGGTTCTCCGAGGTAGTAGCACAGAAGAACGAAGCGCTCGAACGGCTTAAAGCCCTCGAAACGCAGTTCAAGTCTGTGGCAGAGCGCGAGAGCGGCCTTCGTGAGCGTGTTGGACAGCTTGAAACGGACCATCAGATTCTTGAGTCGATCAAGGGTCTGGCTGCTGATCCTCGGTATAAGGATACCGTGGTGAAGATTGACAAGGCCCTTCAAGGTATCCATGAAGACACGGTGAAGGCTGAAGAGAAGGGCGATGACAAGGCTGTTGCAAGGCTGGAAGCAGCTATGCAGGAGAAGCTGGCTGAACTTGAGGAACTCAACGCTGAGCAGAATGCTGAGCGGCTTTGGGATGACTCTGGCCGGTATGCCCGTGAGCTTCTTGCGTCTCTTCCCGAGGAGTATACGGACGAGGACAAGGCTATCATTTCACAGCTTTGGACTCCCCGTGTGGATTGGAACTTCATTGAGGAGAATGGTCGGGATGTCATCCCTGCCACTCTTCAGAAGTCCCTTGCTGGACTGATCAAGGATTATGGAATCCCGCGCGGTGCTTTGGTTAATAAGACCAAGCAAGAAGTAATGAAAGATGTCCCCGAGTCTTCCAGAACTACGAACGAAGCGTTTGAAAAGGACGTGAAGTCGAAGAACTGGGGTGAGATGAAGGACGGTAAGTTCGTTCAGAACGAGGCCGACTTCGCTTCAGCAGTTGGAGAGCTTCTCCGACGTAGCAAGGCTTAAGCTGACAAAGTGTCGGCGGGGGATCATTATCTTTAGGAGATAAACATGTCGATTACGTTTCAGACTCTCGGTGACATGCTCCTCCGCCGGTATGTCGTGGACTCGATCTTCCAGACGCAGCAGCTTTCGGCTCCTGTCTATTCCCGGCTGAAGGAGAACAGCAAGTGGCAGCCCTCGGGTGAGGGTGTGTACTTCGCGGTGCGCGTTGACGGCAATGAGGCCGGCGGCGGGTGGCGCGGCAAGGATGATAACACGCTTCCCAGCGCAGGCAATGAGCGCGTGAAGCAGGCCAAGGTTGAGCCGAAGAAGTACTTCCATTCGGTGGTCTTCTCGGGTCTTGCCGAGGCCGTCTCTCGCCGTGGTGGCGAGGATTCGTTCGCGGCTGCGATCACGGACGCCATCAACATGGCGACCAAGCGGGCCGGTGCGAATTTCGAGACGACTTTCCTCCGCGGCGATGGCACGGGCCGTCTCACGAACGTGGCTACGGCGGCTGCCGCCGGCACCACGATCACGGTGGATGACTCGCGCACGTTCCGCTCGGGTCAGGTCGTTGTGTTCCTGAATAACAGCACCGGTCTGCGTCAGGCCGGCCCCGTGACTGTCACTTCGCGCAACGTGGCGAATGCGACGATCACGGTCAGTGCTCCGGTTACGGTGGCGGTGGACGACGGTGTGTATATCTCGGGCGAGCAGGACGAAGCGTCGGCTCCCAGCGAGATCACGGCGCTCGGCCTTCCGGCTCTCGTGTCGGCCACTGGCACGATCTACAACCTCTCGCGCACGACTTACCCGATTCTCCAGAGTCAGGTAATCGCGGCCGGCAGTACCTCGCTTGACGAGTCCATGCTGCGGCGTCTCCGCAAGCGGCTGATGATCGAGACGGCTGCGGACTCGCTTGAGGGCTTTACCTACATCTCCAACCACGACCAGTTCGACCGGTACACGGAGATTGCACTGCCCTTCCGGCGCTTCCACGACAACCGTCTGGAGCTTGGTGCTCAGCAGTCCATGACCACGTTCGAGGGACATTCCTGGACCGTGACGTGGGCGGCTCTCCCCGATGAGGTTTACTTCATCAACCTCGCCGCCATCGAGCGCGGTGTGGTCCGCCCCCTGTCGATTGACGAGCGCGTCAATATGGCGTGGGTCCCGGGTCAGGACGCCTTCACGGTTCTCATGAAGTTCTACGGTGAGAACGTGGGTGCGAAGCTCAATCAGACGGCCAAGATCACTGGCCTCACGCTGCCGACCTACTAAGGGCTGGTAGCTCAGTAATGAAATAGCCGGGTGGGCCTAACGGTCCATCCGGCTATGTTCTGTAAGGAGACAATTTAATGTCAACCATTACGGCGCAAAAGGTGCTTCCTATCTCCGCCGGGAATCTGGTTGCGACGTTCGTTACTCTGACCGCCAATTCCGATTCGGTTACGCTTCCTCGGATGCGTAGCACCTCGGGTCAGGTCGTCCAACTTGTTCGCCCTGGAGACACCACCATCACGATTACTCAGTCCAGTGCGACTGCTGTTACCCTTGTGGGTACTAGCGGTCAATCGGTGCTGCTTATCTCTAACCATGATGACCCGATTCCGAATCCGGCCGGGGATGGAGCTTAGTTATGTCGCCCCCTTATAAGGACCATGCTAGCAAAGTTCTCGATCTTGGCTTCAAGGGCCTGAAAATTGTTGTACGTCAAGTTACCCCCGGTAGCGCCAACGACTTCATTACTACTGACGGGTCCGGTAACCGTACTGTCAGCGGATTCTTCAATAATGCTGCTGGCCGGCTGGCAGTTGACGCATTCTATACTGGGTCTGCTTCTAGAGTGAACATTACTCTAGGTAGCGACCTCTATGTCAAGAATAATGCTGGTGTACTTACCACTATTGTTCATCTCAAGTAAAGGAGACAGCAATGTCTATTCTCGGTGAAACTCGCGTTCGCGTTTTCGGTACTCAGTTCGTTTTCCTGCGCGTGGCTTACAGCG